TGTGGCATTAAACCAAATGGTAAATTTGAAATAGGTAAAGATAATTATTGCTTTTGTGGCACTTTGAATATTCATCCGGCCACTAAGGAACAGCGTGATATTCTCTTTGCAAAAATGAGAGAAGCGGGGTATGAATGGGATGCTGATAAGAAAGAATTGAATAAGATTGCTGAAACGCATGAAGAGAACTCTACTGACAATGTTAAGTCAAAGCTTAATGTAGGTGATTGGGTTGTCTTTATTGCAACAGGAAGTGTATACCAAAGTGTATACCAAGTTGAGAAAAAAGAAAAGTATAAGTATATTCTTAGACATATTTTAGGTGGTTTAATGCCATTATCATTTAGTAGTGAAAATCTAATAAGACTTTGGAATATTAAAGATGCAAAGGATGGAGATGTGCTTGTAGATGTATATGGAAATATAGGTATATATGAGAAACGCGATAATTTTGATTGGACATCTTATTGTTCTCTTGGATTTCATGGAGGTTTTCAGAATTTTAAAGTGGAACATGAAAATGATAGAACTTATCCAGCAACCAAAGAACAACGCGATTTATTGTTTTCAAAAATGAAAGAAGCATGGTATGAGTGGAATGCTGAAAAGAAAGAATTAAAGAAAATATAATCAAAATTTAAAGGAGGTGATTATATTATACATTAAGGAACTGGTAACATTTATCAAGTTATTTCTTGTATAGATAATCAATATCAACTTAAATACGGCGATACTTATACTATTCAGAAATGTGATGATGTTGATAGACATGCAAGATTGTTAGATGCTTCTAAAGATCTTAGATAAAAAATTTAAACAATAATTATTATGAACCTATTTAAGAAATTATTTAGATGGTTATTTTGGAGAAAAAAGAAAATCTCCAAAATGATAGTTAAAGAACCTGTTTATAAACTTATTCAAAATGTTAAATGGCTTACTTGTCCTAAAGGATATTCTAGTTGGAATCATGCTGCTGGATTACCTGTAGCTATAGCTGATGATTTCATAAGACTACGTTGTGAAGCAGTAAATGAAGTAGATTATTTTACTGCTGCTATCAAAACTCTAGTAGGTTATGCTGACGGTAAGTTTGAATGTGAAGCCAGATTTAACTCTGGTAAAGGTACTTGGCCTGCTATTTGGTGTAGTTGTATGAATGGTGGAAAGGATTACTCCACTTATTATGAAGTTGATTTAAGTGAATATTACGAAACTCGTGATAATACTGAAACGACTTATCATTGTCCTGAATCTATGCAAGACAGTAGTAAACATTTTTATAAGAATGTTAAAACTAAGATTAGTCCTAAAGAATGGACTAAGTTCGCTATGACATGGGATGATAAAGCTATCAAAGTTTATATTAATGACAAGAATGTTATGACTATAAATAATGATGGCAATCCTAAACATTTTCCTGTTGATCCTAATGATAGAATATTTAGATTTATTCTTAGTATGCAGTATAATAATAAATACTTATCTAAAATTGATTTAACTGAACTTCCTCTTTGGATGGATGTTCGTAATATTAACATTTATGAAAAAGTTTAACACTTTAATACTCATTGTAACATGAACATTTTTGAAATTGAACAAAATCTTCAAGAAATCTTTGATGAGATTGAAGAAAATGGAGGAGAAGTTACTCCTGAAACATTAGAAGTTTTAGAAATTCATCAAGATGAATTTAATCAGAAAGTACAATCTTATGTTGAAGTTATTAAACGTCTTAAGTCTGATGTCAATCTTATCAAAGAAGAAGAAGCTAGACTTAAAGTTCTTAAACAATCTAAAGAAAAACTTCAAGATAAGCTTAGTAAAATAATTATTGATGCTATCGAAAGATTCGGAGATACTTCTAAATCTGGTGCAAAGTTTGTAGATTATGGAACAGGTAAAGTATCTATTCGTAAATCTGAATCAATAATTACTAATGATAGTTATATTGATGAACTCAATACTACTGTAGCTGCTATCTTTAGAGATTTACAAAAGAATAAGCAACTCTATGTTGAAAATCATATTGATACTTCTACTGTAAACGATGTCGTTAAGACTAATTGGATTAATGGTGGTGCTGACGTTGATTGTATTATTGATGTATCTGATGAAGATTTGGAAGATATAACTACAAGTGTAACTTTCAAAGCTAAACTTTCAGACCTTATGAATGAACGTTTTGGAATTGTTGCTGACATTCTTTCTACTATAGGTACTATTGACATGAAATCTTCTGTTAATAAAACAGAAATAAAACCTGTACTTAAAAGTGGAAAAGAATCTGCAGTTGCAGCAATAGTAACAAATAAAAATCTTTCTATAAAATGAAATTTCGTGTAATTCGTAAACCTTTTTATTTTTCTAGTGCGTCTGGTGATGCACTAGAAAAATATATTAGACCAGTTCTTCAAATGAAAATTCTATTCTTTTGGATTACTATAAAAGAGTTTTTATATGAAGATAAACTTAAAGCAAACAAAAATGCAAATAGAGTGTATAATATTTTAATAAAAGAAAAAGAACTATGAGTTATTCAGTTAAAGGTTTACCATGGTCTAGTGGTATAGGCAAAGATGTAAGAGATTGCACTACTGCTAGAGAAGTAATGGAAAAAGCTCATCTTGATTGGGCTGTTGATAAATGTGAACTTGTTGCTAGAATGCCTTTCAGAATTGGAGCAGATAATCAAGTTAGTGAATTAATGGGTGATTTTGTACATGATGGTAATATTTATCGTGATTGTCCAAACGCTTTTGCTACTTATCGTACTGATAAAAATATTCCTTTAGGAATTGTTGCTACTAAATATGAAGTTGTTCAGAATATGGATGCTTTTAATTTCTTTGACGATGCTATTGGAAGAGGTAAAGCTGTTTGGCAAACTGCTGGACAATTTGGTTATGGTCATAAAATATTTATTTCTGCTAAATTACCTATTACTACAAAAGTAAAAGGTGACCCAGTAGAAAATTATCTAGTATTTAGTAATTCTCATGATGGAAGTAGCAGTGTAAACATTTTATTTACTCCTATAAGAGTATTTTGTACTAATTGTTTACAAGCTGCTTTTAAAAATTCATCTGCTTATCTTCGTATTCGTCATACTAAAAGTGCAAGAACTAGATTTTCTGAAGGAATTGAAATTCTCAAATTAGCTTGTGAATATGCTATAGATGCTCAAGATCTGTATAATAGTCTTGCTGCTGTACAATTAGGAGATAGAGAAGTATTAAGATACCTTGGAAGTCTAATACTTACTACAGGGGAGCAAGCTGCTCTAGAATTATTTGATGATGTTCGAGGATATGAAAAGCTTGCTTATCGTGATTATCTTACTATGGAACGTACTGGTATTAGTACTCGAAAAGCTAACAAACTTGCTACTATGTTTGATTATTATCAGAATGGTGTAGCACAAAAGAATATTGTTGGAACTGCATGGGGTGCATATAACGCTGTTACTGGATATTATAGTAATGTAGATAATAAAGAAGGTGAACGGAGGATGGATTCTCTTCTCTACGGGGGAGCTAGTGTTGCTATGACTACCGCTCTTACTAATATTGTTAATCTTAAAGCTGCTTAAATTATGAATAAGAATAAGAATGATACAGACAAATATAAGAACATAGATTTATCGAATATTGATATTGCTAAGATAGACTATGCTAAAGCATTAAAAGATGCTAATGTTAATCATCCATCTCATTATTGCAATATAGATGGAATAGAATGTATAGACGTTGCTGAACACTTTAATTTCAATATAGGTAATGCTATAAAGTATCTTTGGAGAGCTGGTCTTAAAGCAGAAGATCGATATGAAGAAGATTTACGTAAAGCCATATGGTATATAAAACGAGAAATTAGTCGTGTTAGCCCCCCTGTAGAAGAAAGTGATAATTGATACCAAAGTTAATTTAAGTTAAACACTTGTATTATATAATACTTTTTATTATATTTGCGAGTGTTTAACTTATAAATAATAAGACAATGAAAGTAAAAATAAAAAAACTTAATCCACTTGCAGTAATTCCAAAATATGCTAAACCAGGAGATGCTGGAATGGATTTAACTGCTGTTAGTTATGAATATGATGGTGCTCACGATAATTATATTTATGGCACTGGATTAGCAGTTGAGATACCTGAAGGTTATGTAGGTCTTATATTTCCTCGTAGCTCTAATCGTAAAACTTCTGCTTATCTTACTAATCATGTAGGTGTTGTCGATAGCGGTTATCGTGGTGAAATCATGCTTACTTTTAAAGGTCGTGATAGTGGTAGATTGTTAATGCCTTATGCTCCATATCAAGTTGGAGATAGAATTGGTCAATTAATTATTATACCTTATCCACAGATTGAATTTGAAGAAGTAAATGAACTTAGTGAAACTGAAAGAGGAGAAGGTGGACATGGAAGCACAGGAAAATGACAATGAAAAAGTAATAGATTTTCATATTATTGACCATACTATAAAAGAATGTTGCCATGCTTTTCTTGAATATGTTTTGCTTATAAACTTACTAAGTAATAGTAATATTACAGAACATAATTTTGAGGTTTATGCTAACATAAGAGTTCGTGTAGCTTTGTTAATACCTTATATAAAAGAACTTAGATATATGCTTACTAATAGCAATGTAACTATAATAAACGGTTGCTATTTTTATAAAGCTGATACTAATGAACTTTTGTATGAACCTACTGATGAAGATTTGGAAAGACATTCTTTATTAAGAAGTATGATTGATGATAGTGATGATATAAACGAATTATTAAACAATTTAAATTTAAAATAATTATGAGAAAATTTGTAGCAAATATGATTGAAGAACACGCTCAACTTGTTAAGCGTGTTGAACGTCTTCACAACTATGTGTATAGTGAAGAGAGTGATAAAGATGATAAAGTTGAATTTGCTAATAAAGCTATTCAGCTTGCTGCAATGAAGAAGTATGAAGAAGCTCTTCGTGCAAGGCTGGAAAATCAAGGTATTATTATTGAAAACGGTGCTTATTATGATAAGCTAGTTACTATTGATGATGCAACAGAAAGCTAAAGTTATTCTTGTAACAACTCAAGGTTGTGAAGGATGTAGAATACAAAAGAATCTTTTAGATAAAGTTTATCAAGATTATAAAGGTAAATATGACTATATAATTATTGATAGAGCTGATATAAAAGAAACTTTTAAAGATATGTCCAATGTAGAAACTGGAATGATGAGTGATTTCCCAACTACCGTCTTTTGTATTGACGATTGTGTTATTACTAAACTGATTGGTACAAAACCTAGAGGAATCCTCAAACAATATGTCGAAGATATGCTAAGTAAGTGTTAATTAATTGAATCATTTTTGGACTCTAATTAGTATCTTTGGTCATATTGGTAATGGTGGTGAAGATGTGAATCTTTGCCACCATTATTTGTTTTTGATTTTGCCGACGAGTATAAAAGAGTATAAATATACTCTATTTGCTCATCTCGTAACGTCTGTTGCGTTTTGTATATGAAGATGATAAATCCTTCATCTAAAAATTATCGTGTCTTAAATGCGATTTTAAAAGATAAAAGATTTTACTATTAAAACTATTTAAGCCCCAGGTATTCCATTAGGAGTACTTGGGGCTTTTTTTTTTGAATAGTTTAATAACTTAGTTGTCCACCACTTTCTAATCTTCTTCTGACTGCACCACCATATTTCTTTTGGTTACGATTTTTATTAACTACAAACTCGTCACCAATATAAATGCCACGAGATTTGGCATTAGGATTAAGTTTATAGAATTCATCAAGAGTCATTCCATAACGATGTGCAATAGCCCAAGGAGAATCACCGCGTTTAGTAACTTTTTCAATTTGTTGGTCATTAGTTATGTTACGAGTAAGATTAACGTTATCACCTACGTATACTCCACGCTTTTCCATACCTGGATTAAGTTCATAAAGAGTGTTTACTGTAATACCTGCTTTATTCGCTATCTTCCAAGGAGAATCACCTTTTACCACAGTGTAATCTTCATTCTTCGGAATACTTGTTTTATCTGATATTACTGTTTTAGTTCGAATATCAGACTGTTTAGTATTAGTTTGAATTGTAGAGTTATTTACTGGTTGTTTAGCAGTTTGTTGAGCTGTAGTGTTAGCTTGTTCAGGCTTAACATTAGTATTAGCCCTATTACTTATTGCATTATTATTGGTATCAGTTCTATTGACACTGTTATTGTTATTAGAATTTTGAATTTGATTATATTTAGATACAATATTGTTTAATTGCGTTTGTAATTTAGCAAGTCTTTTCCAAACTTTAGGCGTATGTCTAGGTTCAGATTCTAACCTTTCACCTGTTATATTATCTATCAAATATCCTTCAGCATCATAATGAGGTTCTCCAGAAGTCGTAGCTAATTCTATGCCATAATAATATGGAATAGCTTTAGATACTGCACCTAAAGCTTTTCCAGCATTATATCTTGTTATACTTATCTTTAATGGTTTATTCGGAGTTTTTCTATTTAACCAAGATTGTTCAGTTCTACTAGTATTAAAACTAGTATTATTTCTTGAATTTAAATTTACTGCTCTCTTTATAGGTCTTTGTTCAGTAGATAATGCGTAAGTGTTAGGATTACCGATAGCATTAGTTCTCCAACTATTAAGTTCTAATTCATCTACAGGAGTTCCCAAAGTGCTAATAATATTACTAGCAATTGGACCTCTTACTACAGGTCTGCCTCCAATAATATCTATAGGACTTGCATTTCTTATAGGTGTTGTAGGAGTCCAAAGACCATTATACTGAGGATTATATGCGACAGGACCTTCTACAAAAGGTACACCTTCAGGAATTCCTCCTCCAAATGGACGTTTAACACGACCACCATATTTACGACGTAATATAGCGTCATTTAAATCGTGTGTTTCATAATTAATACCGATGTTACTACCTAAAGCACCACCACCAACACTACCTAGTAATTCTAATCCTCCCATTCCTGCAAAATAAGGAAGCGTACCAATTTGAACTAATGCAGAAGCAACATCTTTAGCACTTTGACTATGACGTTTATACCAATCACTTCCAGGACCAAACATTTGGTCTTGTGCTAATTTAGCCCAACCTTGTTGATTAAGTGCACCATCTTTACCAACATATTTTTTATCTTTCATAATGTTATTCAGAATACCTACAGTTCTGAAATAATCATTATTGTTTCCGACTCCTCGTTGTTGACTAATTTGATTTGCTAATTGATTTACATATCTAGCTTGCGGATTAGGAGATTGTCCTATTATTTGAGCAGCTGGCAAACCAATAGCTTGATAATCTCTTTGTTCTGCAGGAGCAAAATCGACTTGATATCCTCCATTAGGAGAATATACACTTTGATTTCGATTCATAAGATAAGCAAGTAAATTATCTTCATCACCTGTATGTCTACCTCTTTTAGCTTGAGGTCTTGCATTTTTTAATTTAAGTTTCATAGTAATACTTTATCTTTTACGAGTTTTGAATTTTTGACCTACGTATACACCTTTTCTAGCAGAAGGATTTAAATTGTAAAATTCATCAAGAGTTAGATTATTATTGTGAGCTATTCTCCATGGTGAATCTCCAGCAATAGCAGTATATATACCATTATCAATATTTTCTCTTTTAGCAAGTGTTGTGTATCCATACGTTGGATCACTTTCATCTAATACAAAATCTCTAGTTGGGGCTTTATTAGGTCTAGCAATTCTTGTAGGTCTCCATAAATTGCCTCTCATTAAATCATCAATAGGGTCTACATTGATACTTCCATGAATATTATGTATAATATACGTAGGACCATTATTACCTAGAGGTTTAAAGATATTTCCAGTATGAGAATTTCCTCTTCCAGGTTTATTTTTATGAGTTCCTATCATATCCACAATATCACCACTTTGAACTCTATCTTTAATGTTCTGAATATTTTGATTTTCTAATTCATTTTGATTTAATATTACACTATCGCCATAATATCCTTTTCTATACCAAGCGTCTCCAGTAGTTGGAAGCCCTAATCGTCTATTAAACAAATTAGCAAATCTTGCACATTCTTTAACATATTGTTTATAAGCTTTTCCATTTAGAGTATCTGTTTTTTCTGGGTCAACCATTTGCCATTGTTTATAATCATTGCTTGTTTTACCAAACATATCTTTTCTACGAGTCAAACCAAATTCACCCAATCTACTAACTGCAATCTGTGCACCTTCTGAGTTTGTAGTATTTAGCCAATCCATTTTTCTAGAATAAGGCTTTGCTTCTGTTTTATATCTATGGTTAAATCGTACTAATTCTGGTTGTCTAGCCCAATAATTAGGATCAGATTGTTCTTCTAATGTTGGAAGAGGATGTTGTAATTCTTCAGGAGTAGGTTTATTAACATAACTTAGAGCTTCTTCTCTGTCTCCTGCTTTCATAGCTTTTTTATATTGCTGATATCTATTTTCTTCATCTCCAATTCTTAGAATATCAGTCAATCCTGGAGCAAAAAAGTCTAACATACCATCTAAAACGCTATTATATAGCGGTTTTTTATTTCTTACTAAATTATCAGGAGTTCTATTAGCAACAACAGAAATAGGATTTAATTCTCCTGCATAATACTCCCTATACTTAAAAGGATTTAGCCTATCTACAATAGGAGGAGCATCGTCTAAATAAAATCTTTTTGCCATAGTAATTATATTATAATATTAGTTAAGATAGAGGAAGCAATACACTTCCTCTATCGGGAAGTTAATTATTTATAAAACGTTTTTAAGCCATTGTGCTATACCTTGAGCATCAACAAAGTTAAATATATTATCTCCAACTTTGTAATATCTATTATTATCAGTAATATCAATAAATGATGAACGAATACCGCGCCAAATAGGAATACGTCTTTGTATATATACAGAAAGTTTATTTTCTCCAGCAAATTTTCCACTATGATATTCTCCATCGAAATCATCACCTTCTAGTAACATATGACAAAGAAGATTAGCACTACTTAACAAGTCTGTAACACCACTACCAGCAGCTATAGGAGATTGATAAAGCTTTTTAGCTTCAGATGGGAATGTAAATGGAGTATATTGTGCAGCTTCAGTTGCAAGTCTATCAGCTTCATATAATGCTAAGTTATATAACAAGTTATCGTCATCATCATCTCCTAAACCAGCTTTTAATGCTACAACTAGAAATAGAGAAGCAAGAGTTGCATATATACCACCTTTCATTCTACGAATATTTGCTCTATCGTATTCAGGCATAAGTCTATATGCTAATTTATAATGAGCTACAAAATCTACAACATTTTTAAGTATTTCTTGACAACTCATATGAGAATCAACTTCTTCATCGTTTAATTCCAATACATCTTTATGTCTTTTAAATGGAATGCTTAAATAGCTCATAAGACTAGCATACATACCTTTAACTGGAGCATTACGCTCTTCACTCCACATACCTTTTACTCTGTAACGTTTCATAATACCTATAGGAAGATGCTTATGATATTGCATAAACAAACTACCAATAAATGTATTTTCAAATTGTGCTCTACCACTTTTATCATATACACCATGAATATATTTATTTACTGATACTACTCTACGTTTAAACATTGCTAAAAGTTGTAAAGCATCTGTAGGTTCACCATCTTCTCGTTCTACATCCATTTGTTCCATAAGACTTTCTTGTTTAAATGTAAGTTGTCCGTCTTTTCCAAGTTCTAATTGACTCATGAGTGTAGGATGTAATTCATCATTTTTAAATTTCTCTTCTGCTTCTTTTCTAATCCTATCACGTTCTTTTACAAATTTGCGTTGTTGTTCATAATTTAAAGCTTCTCTTGCAAATTGAGTAGTAAAATCTTTTTGTAACCAAGCATATTCTTTAAACGTATTAGCATCTTTAGCAACCCTAGCTTTATATTTTTCATACTTTTCTAATGTTTCTGCATCTAATATATTTTTTAATGCTTGCTCATGTAAACCTAAAGTATATTCATTAAGATTCATTATTTTATATTTAGGTTGTCCAAGAGATTCAGCTTTAGGATTAGGAACTAATCTATGAGAATATAGCATTGCAAACATAGCAGAATTTTGCATCATATGTTCACCTGAAGTTTGAGGAGTATAACCAAAATCTCTAAATTTTCTAAGTTTGTCATAAGCATTTTTAGTAAGTCTTGAAACTCCTACATTTTCATCATAATCAACTACATCTAAAGCTTTGATTATTGCTCCTTGTAAAGTAGTGGAACGCTCTTGACCTCCATGAAGTATGTAGTCCATCATAGCACTACCACTATAATAAAAACCTTTAGCTTTACCCCAATCTTTCATTCCAAAGAACTCTCTAGCAAAACCTTCAGCAGCTATAGATGATTCTCCTAAAGTAACGTTTGCTATACCTCCACGAACATTAAGCATCATATATTGTGCAGAAGTAAGACTTTGTAAAGTACTCATCCATTTAAGAAGTTTAGGATTTTGTTTCTTTTTAAATTGATTATAAACTAATCTACGAATAGTTACATCAAATTGTTGAATGAGATATTCATCTTGTTTTCTGATATATTCAGAACTATCGTCAGTACTACTAGCAAAGTCTTTCTTTAAAATTTGTTTACCGTTAGCTTTATATCCTATAACATAAGGAGCATATTTTTTAATTAAGTCCTTAGCATAGAACAATTCATATTTGTTATCTTGAATAGCATTATAAGTTCCTGCTTGAACTATAAAATCTTGAATAACATTTACCCAATCTCTATCAAGAAGGTCTTTATGAATTTCTTTATTAGCTTTTTTAATTTCTTCGTTATCTTTTTTCACTTTTTCAACTTCTGCTTCATAACTTGCTTCACTTTGATTTTCTTTTCTTTTAGGCATAGGTTTAAGTTTCTGAGTTCTCTTATCTTCTAGCTGTTTAATCATTGGCATAGGATTCGGTCTATCCTTAGCATAACTTACATCTTCATAATATTCATTTTGAGTATAAGTTTCTCCAGCCCAACCTAAAGTTTTGAGAACTTCTTGAGCCCAACCCATAGCAGTTACAGGTTTAAGCCTATTTCTAACAGGAAGTTGTCCACGTTTAAAATATGCTTCAGAATCTTGTGTATTTGCCAAACCAACAAGTAATTCTTGTATACGTTCAGCTGCTTCTAGTTCTATGTCATTAGCATCTATATGATTGTCATATTCAGGATTAGAACCTATTTTATAATTAGCACCATGTCCTGCATTCTCTTTGTAATTTTTATTAACGTAATCTTCATCATCAAATTTGAATGCAACAATGTCTTTAGGAGTTGTAATATTGATATTAGGGTCAATACTTTCTATCTTTTCTTTTAATGATTGATAATGTTGAGTGGCTTCTTTTAAAGTTACATGACCATCTCTTACTTTTCTTTCAGACTGAGAGAATTTAGGATAATAATTATATTTACCATTAGATTTGTATTCTGTTACAGTCCAAATTGGAAGAGGTTCCATTCTGTGAGTATATGGATTATATACATGGTTTTTAGTCATCCAAACATTATATTCCGCTAAAGTATGATTATGACGCATATCATAACGAACTTCATAATATTGTTGAGATGGTTTAGTTTCAACATGTTCTTTAAGTGTACGAATAGCATCTGTTTTTTCAGTATCTATCCAATCAGCTTTTTTAGCTCGTAAAAAACTATAGATGAATTTATTAGGAACAGCTTCTCCAGTAAAAGGATCTATACGTTTAATAACACGAAGCATATTAGTTTTAAATTCACCAGCATCTAATTGATATGCGAAATTTTCATCGTCTGCGAATTTAGCTTCATTAATAGCATCAAAGTCTACATTTTCCTCAATCCATTGAGCACGGGCTCTATTACCAGGTGTATCATCACCACTTTCAAAAATTAACTCTAAATCGTGATATAAACCATCAAGTTCTTTTAAAACTGCAAGTCCTTCAGCATTTTGAGGAATTTCATGTAATTTTAATTCGCCTGTAAAAGAATCATAATAAGGTTCAAGAAGCTTATTAATTCTTGTTACAACTTCTCTATAAGTAGAAGTATGTGTTACAGCATCAGGATTCCTAAGATTATTATAAAACTGTTTAGTATAGATTACCTCTACAGGTGGTCTATTAGCTATTAAAGTATTATCAGAATAAGGATTATCATAATCGACTTGATAAGAATCATAAATCTCTCTTTTAATGTTGTCAAGAGCTCTATCTGGAACTAAAGTAGGGTCAAATACTCCAGTTTCAGGATTTTGATAAGCTGGTTCTTTTACAATTCTTTTAAATATAGTACTTTTTCTAGGGTCTTTAAGAACTTCCCAAGCATGTTGAACTGCAGTTTTAGTAAATTCATCTATATCTGGTTCAATTATAGCATTACGTCTAAGCCATTTTTTAGCTCTTTTGTAATCTTCTTTCTCTTGATAAATTGTAGGAGGTATGTCACTACTTTCATATTTATCTACTATAGCCTTATTATCTTCTACTAATGCTTCAAAATTACTCTTAGCATCATATTTATAATATTTATGGTCTATCTCTCGTAATTTATCTATATAATTTCTAATAACTTTAGCTTGACCATATCTAGTATCATCGATAGAATATAATTCAGGAGTAGTAAGTTCTTTTATTTTTTGTTCAACTTCATCAAATTGTCTATCCAAATCTGGATTATCTATATCTCTATGATATTTTTGACTTAATTGCCAACGTTGTGCTCTAAGAGTTTCATATCTAGATAGAACTTCATCTATTTTTCCTTCTGTTTCTATTTCACCACTAATCTCATTTTTTACTTGTCTACCATATAAAGCTTCTCTTAAAAGCTTATTTCGTTCATCATAATATTCTTGAGGAGCTTCTTGTTCTAGATATTTAGCTTTCCATTCATCATATTCGAGCTTAGCTTTAAGATATTCTACACTACCTTTTTCTTCTTTATTTACAGCAGCTTTTAATCTGTCTCTATCTTCTATAAGCTTTTCACTATAAGGCTGTTTAAATCGTCCATATTCATCAATAACATGATTTAAATCAAAAAATTTACCTTGTTCTTTAGCTCTTTTTTCACAGTCTTTAATATAATTTAAAAACTTATTAGCTAATCTATGTGCCTGCATTTGTTTAGCAGCAACATCTTGTTGGAAATTTTTTAAAGCTATTTGAATAATTGGATTGCTAGTTTCTTGAATATCATTAAACATGGCATTAGCCCAGTTAGTTCTATAGTAACCATCAAGAACACTCATGAACCCATTTGGATTAGTACTATTTTTAACTAAAGGGTTATCAGTAAGTTCATCATAATAACCTTCAGCAAATTTTCTTTTAGCATTATTGATAGCAGAAAGATTCTTAAGTTTGCCTATAGACTCTTTATATTTATCAAGATATGGCTTAAGTTCAGGGTCTTCTGTTTCAACATTTAAATCTGAAATAATACCAAATTCTTCAATCATAGCACCTGGTTCAAGCAAATCTTGCATATACTTTCTTCTAAGCTTAGGATTGCGTTTAACAATATCAATAGTTTTTGTATCATCTATAGATAGCCACTCACCATTTTCATCTTTTATATATTTCTGAGTTTTATCTATAATCTTACTAGCTTCTTCTTCAACATATTTTGCTGTAGAAATTATAATATCATCCACATATTCTGGAACTTTTTCTTTATTTGATACTACACCATTTTCTCTCCAGGCTCTACTTAATTTACCAGCTTCACTATCTTCAATATTATGGCTACGTCTATATATACTTCTAATAGCTTGACTTGCAACATCTACAGAAGTTGTATCACCTGTTGCACTTTCAAAATCTTGAGCAACATAAATATCTTCCATAGCTTCAATAGAATAGAAATGGAAATTATTAGGATTTACATATTTATCAGGACGTTTCTTAGCTTCCGCTACTAAGGTATCTATTATATCTTTATACCTTTCATGATCTGGTTGAAGTTTAGTTCCAAATTTTTTACCTGTATATGTCTCAATAAGTTGTTTAATTATATCATCAAGTTTAATAAATCTTAAAGATACATTATTGCCATCGATAGTGATAAAATCATATAATGCATTTCCTATTCCCGGAGCTTTTATATGTCTATCTAATAATATATTTTGAACATATTTGATAGATTCACCATTAGAAATTCTATTTCTATACCAATCTTTAATAGTATTTGCAAGACTAGTATATGCTGGATCAGTGTCTAATAAATTTCCTAAAGGAACATTTACTTTATCTGCAGAAAACCTAGGTTTATATCTATACTCTTCAGGATTAACTTTAGGAGTTTGTGATTCGTATGGAGAAATTTTAGAACTTTTTGTAACATAAATAGGTTTATATATATTACGAATTTGTGCATTATATGATTTTAAAGATTCTTGCCAATTATCAGCTATAGGCTTTATATCATCAAAATAAGTATTATCTTGTTCAACATCTAAAGATACTATAAATCGAGGATTATTAATTTGTTTATAAGTTATACTCCAATATGCATCATATTCATCTGTTTTAGGAACATAAGTTACTTTTATATCTGTTATATCAGAATCATCTTTTAAGTCATCAACAATATCATTAGCTTGATTTTTACTAAAAGCTTCATCGTAAACATCTGTTACTAATTCATCAGGAACTTCTCCTCTTAATCTAGGAGTATACCAATGTTCAAATTCCTCTACAGGGAGGTTATTAACTCTTTCAGTAATTGGAAGATTTTGAGCATCTTTACCTGTTACTTTATCATAATTAACAACAATTTGACCAGTTTCTTTATCTGTTTTATAAATAACTGCTTTTTCTTGTGACGGATAACTTTGTTTAAAGTAAATAAGTTGTAAAGTTTTTACTCTACCTCTAAATTCTGGTACAAGAGTTTCAAGAAGTTGTTTATAAGCATTTAACTGATATGTATATTTAAGTGTATCACCATTTAAATTACCATTAGAATCTAATCCATACTCGCCACGTTTAGCTTTCATATCAAAAATATGAATATCACCATTACCATCTATAACAATCATATCAGGTACACCAGCAACAGTCATTTCTTGTCCAGCTAATGTAACACGACCAGCAAGTCTTATTTCATTGGTAATAACATGATAATTACCATTAAATCTTTTATCAAGATAAGATTTAAATTTATCTAAGTCAGCAAGAACTTCATTTTTTCTATCTTCGTTAAGATTAGGATATTTTTTTAATCTTGGGTCTACACTATTATCTATTCTATCATTAATCTTATTGTAATAATCAATCCAATAATCTCTAGTAATAGCATCTATAGTTCTACCAAAAGCAGAAGCAAATTCATAATCTATATTTCCAGGATTATGAAATTTAGGAATACCTTTTATAGGTAATTGTGTAACAGAAGATTCAATCTTAGCACCATTATAATAATATTCATGCTTCGGGTCATCAAAAGTTATATGTTCGTTTTGCCATCGAACATAATGTCTGAGAGCAGCTAATTGTGCTTGAATTGCAGGAGTTGGATTAATATCTGTAAGCATATCAATACAATCCTGCTTTTTCTTATTTTCATTAGCTACAGTTTCGTCTAAAACATTTTGTTCTGTTTGTTCTTCATAATTATGATAAAGAGCCCTATAATAGTTAGGATTCAGATAAGTATTGTTAGATTCTACTGCAGACCAAACACTAGTTTCATTTGGAGCCAGAGGGTTAAGAGGTATCAAAAGAAGCTTATTATTAAGGTAATCTATTTTATAAAGAGTTTGTTCTTTACCAAAATTTAAATAAACGTATCTATTAGTATTTAAATGATAATGTTCAATGAGTTCTTTAGTTTTTTCATTTTCTTTACCTTCTGCATCATAAAGTGGCAAATAAATGGCTCCTTCATTATCTCTTACTAATTCAGCTTCATTGTTTTCATTTTTTCTAACCCATCTAAGTTTAAGACCATTTTCTCCTAAAGTACTACGTAAATATGATTCTATTAATTGTTCTCCATCAACAGATGAAACCTCATTATAAAAATTAGACATTCTTTGATTAGAGTCGTAAACAATATTAGTTCCCCCTGTAGAAGGACTTCTACGTAGAACACTATTCGGAATCATCTTTGATATTCCGTTCATCTTCATTTTGTATCCTTCTACAACAAAAGCATACTTAATTAAATCTCCAGTAGCTATAGCAATAAGAGGATTACTATTTGTAAATGATTGTTCAAACTGAACTCTAACTGTTTCTAAATCTACAAGACTATCATTAAATCTAATTGTTTGTCTTCCAGCTTGACTTCGTCTATGATTAAATAATTCAACTTCTAAATGTTCAAATAAACCTAAATCTCTAAAGTTTTGTTGTATAAACAATACTTTTTGGGCAGGAGAAAGTTTACAAAAATCATTGATTTCATCTTGCGATGGATTTCTAATATCAGCTACAGCAAAAGGCTTATTTATACCTTCACCAATCAGTCTTATATCAGCAGCATGACCATAACCAAAAATTCTAGACATTTCTTCATCATTTGTAGTTTTAGGAGCTTTTCCTACAAAGTCAAAGCCTTGTCCTTTAATATAAGACAGAGTAGCATTAATAAAATCAGATTTCTTAATTACACTATTGACTACATATTGCTGAAAGTCCATAGCCATCTTTTCAGTAAGTCTAACATCAGGACCTAAAGCGGTTTTTAAACTAATATCTTTTCCATTAATAAAATCTAAAAATTCTTTGCTTTGGGTTAAAAACAAACCTTTATTTATTTTTATACTAGAAGCAGTGGCATATTTAAAAAATGCAGCAATGGAAGGATATTTAGAATCTGTTATAAAATTACTATCGGTTATTATGCCATCAAGCAATTCGTCTTCTGTATTATACTCTGACACTCTAGGATAAATAGCTTCAAGCATATGATGTCCATCTACTTCAAGAGTAGAAATCAAATTACTATCAGCATCATAGGCATTTTCTATTATTTCGTGCAATTTAGAAAATACTTCACGAGTTTCATAGATTGTTTGCTTTGCTCCAAACTTATCAGGATTCATTACTCTAGAAGATTGATTAACTTCTTGAGCAATTCTATTTAAAGCATTATAATTAAGAATAACTTTAAAATCATACAGCAATTTTAATTCTTCAGATTTTAAACCTTTATATTCTTTAGCAAATCTATTATTTTTGTCAACGTTAGGGTCTTCTGCTTTAAGTCTGTCTAATTGAGAATCAACATCAAGATAACCGTAGGTTATACCGTCATCTTGTTTTTGCGACACAATAGGATAAACTTTTCCATATGCATCTTCTACTTTAGCAATAAGACTCTCTAAACCCTCGTATGCTGTAACTTCAATGTTCAATTCTCTACATATATCTCTAGCTACAGCAGTTATAAAATCACTACCTGTTTGATCTGAATATATAGAATTAGATGCATTGTACTTTTCTACTATTCTAGTAATAGCAGGTTGCATAATAAAAGAAACAGCTGTGTTAAAATTGCTTCCTATATCTACAAGAGTTTTATAAACATGGAAAGTTAAATCGTTTACATTTTTAACATTACCAGCCTTAATAGCATCAAGAATATGAGCAGTTGTTTGAGAAGAATAAGACGTTAAAATTTTACCATCAACATTGTGATTATCATTAGACCAACCAAACATATTGTGTCTAACAATATATCCAGAACCATCCTTAACCTTAGTAACATAATTAACACCAAATCTTTTTTGCAAAGTTTCTAAATCGTATGAATTATCATATTTGACTTTAACTTCGCAGCCTGTTCTTAGTTTGGTATGTAATCTATTAGAAATAGAACAAATTGTATCACGTACTACACTGATACCTTTTAATGCAAGACCGCTGGTAGCATCTTCATGATAATCTATTTGGTCAAAGATATTATAAGGAGAACGAGCAGCACGCTCTTTATTGCTAGTACCTACATTACATAATTGTATAGCTTTTTTAACATCATCAAAGTTTGAACGAGAAAGATTTTCTTCTACTTGTGTTTTGTCAGAAAGAATCTTCTTAAATATGTCCAAAAGTTTATTGTTTCTAGCTCCTCTTTTATTAGCTTTAACTTCATCAAAACCATCAGAAAATTCTGCAAAAGAATTAAAACCTTTGTCTTCAGCAATATCATCAATATTAGCGTCAAATAATTCCTTTTTTTCTTTTTTTATTTCCGCTGATATTGCAGCTTCATCTACATTACCATCTTCATCTATATTGTTTTCTCTAGTTTTATTGATGTAATCTTCTGCTAATTTACTATCTTTATAAAGTTGAGTTTTTTCTTCTTTTGTAAGTTGGTCTAAAACATACTTATTATAAAAATCTCTAGTAGACTTATATTTGTATTTTCTTATATTACCGTTTTTATCTTTATAAGTACTATATTGAATACCGTATATAGAGTCAATATCAAAGTCCGCACCAGTTTGACTAACAAAAGCATCAGGAACAACGATAGTAGAACCATAAGCATTATCAGTAAAATCTTTTATTTTCATTATACAAACAGATTGCTTACCTTCAGTAGGAATACGATATCCAATTATAGTATCAAGACCTTCAGTTCTAAGCTTTTCAAGCCAATCTTGTTTCACTTGATTCTCTGCTTGTTCTACAGTCATTCCAAGTTTAGTAATATAATTATTGATTTTACGTTGCGTAGCTTCATCATCCATAGTAAAACCAAAATTAGATGCAGGTAATCTAATTTCGATGTGATGTTCTACTACTCCATCTTTAACTTCAGGATGATAATCAAGGTCATTAGAAGTCATTTTTCTATTGACTTCTTCACTTAATTTTCTAAAACCAAAACCACTAACTTGTGCAGCATGAAATCCTGGTAACGTTTGTCTAGTAATGCCTCCATTAAACATACTTTGAGCAATATTCTCAAACTTAGTACCAAACATACCAAAATAATTAGGCATTAGAGTTTGAGAAGGAAGCATACCCATAGGATCTTTAGTACAATAATCTACAAGATTTGTATCATCTCCACGTCTTGTAACTTCATCAAGCATTGCTTGAAAAAACTCATCATAACTAAGACCTTTTTTAATTACATTACCATTTTCATCTTTTATTTCTACTGGTATTTCTCCATCTTCTAGTTTAATATTGCCGTTTTCATCAAGTTGTATATTAAAACGTTTCATAACAGTTTCAAAACTTTCTTGAATGTTTGCAGTATAAAGTTTGAAGAAGGTTTCTCTATCTTCCTTTAACGGGGAGTTATCATCAATATTATCTAGAATCTTTTTCATTATTTGAATAGCTGCTTTATTTTCGCTATTCACATGTTGAGGAGTTTCTTGTTGAGTATAAAGGAAATTATAATTAAATCTTTCAGCTGCAGCTCCTCCTTTTTGCATTATTTCAGACTTATAATTAGCAGCATCTTTTACAGCATCATCATCTATATCATCAAGAATATCTTGACTTATATGACCAGTATCATCCCAAAGCTTAAATCTTTCGTTTTGTCCAGCTTTAGAAGTTTCAGCAGTATTAAGTTGGTCTATACCCAACTTGTCCATCATCTTAGCTACTTTTTCTAATTCTGTACCTCTAACAAGTCTAGGAACAAGGACAAATTCAGCATTTTTTATTTGTCTAGGAGAAATAGTATGAAGCTTTTCATTATAATATTGGTCATAATAAAAGTTCTTTTGAACTTGTATAAATTGCTTTATATCATCAGCGTTTAAAGGTTGTGTTTCATCAAGAACTCTATCAATTAATTCTTTATATTTAGGAAGTTGTCCACGCATTGTAATACGTCTAATCCATTCATCAAAAGTAATATAGGACTGAGCATCATTTACAGTAGTTTCTTCATACCCACTCATAAGCTTCTTAGCTTCTTCTCTACTCATAACACCATTGTTAGTAAACCAATCGACCATCCTATCAATCATAGGCTGGTCAGTACGAATAGTATTATAAATAGTTATAGCTTTAAAAGTCTTTCTAAGTTCGAGTTTATGAATTCTAGTTACAGGTTTTCCACTTTTTCCAATTACTTTATCTCTAAATACTGTTGTATCTAAAGGACTATCAAGATGCTCATCTCCTGGTTGCCACTCCATAGTTAAATCTCTAAGACCATAAGGAACACCAGAACCTTGTGCTTCTTTAGCACGTTTTAAAAATGTTTGTGTATTTTTATAGAACTTTGTATCTCCTTCAAATAAATCGTTAAAACCATTATAAGCAAGATGAGTATTTAAAACAAAATCTATAATGCTATCATCGGTTATAGGTGTACTACCTTGTTCAACAAACTCTTCTTTACCTTCTAGTTTTCTTCTACCAAAATCAAGATATTTCAAAAGAAAAGCTTCTATTTTGTCATCTATAACTTTTTGTTGTTGCTCTGAAAGTATAACATCTCCATTTTCATTCCATTGCAACATTAAATTTGAATCAACTTCATCATCTTTGAAGAAATTAAAAGCTTCATCTAATATTTCTTTTCCAAAATTTCTTTCATCATAAATTTCGCCATCAAATAATCTAAATCTGTCACTGCTAAATACTCTACCAGTAAGATGTACTTTTCCATTTTTATCTACAGTATATATAGGACCTTTGCCGTCATTATCTTCATTTTCGGCAAAATGATATACTGGGTGCAATCCATTATGTTCCGTATTGGTATATTCAGGTTTAAAAACAGGTTTACCATCTTTCATTAATATTCTATGATTACCTTTGCTATCTACTTCTTCATGAAATATAACTCTAGCAGCAGTAGCCATATCAGTAAGTTCTTGCCTAAATATATTGGTAAATTGTTTAAATACTCGGTGATTTCTATCTATTGTATATCTATAACCACCATTACGTTTCATTAAATCTGTAATACCTTGTCTTATTAAATTTTTAGTATCATAGCTATTCAATTCTACTGTACTTCTTGTACGATTTCCTTGTAATTTTAAAGTATGAGTTCTAACAAAACCTTTAAATTTAGCATTTACTAGTTGCCCATTTTTATATATACCTTGCATGATATATACTTTATCACTTTTAAAGTTATTAGGGTCATTAGCAAGCCTAAAAGCTACATCAACCATTTGACCATTTTTAGACTTTGTTTCTATGTCAAGTCTTTTAGCTTTTGGTATATCAATAGTTATGCCCTCAGTACTAAGTCCACTACTAATATGTCTAGCAAATGTTCGAATTTGTACACTACTTGTTCCATACCCTACAGCAATAGGATCATTTATATGAGCTGCAGTTTTTACAGCAGCATATTCTAATCCTCTACTTTCCAATAAGGCATTAGTGTTGTTTATTCTTTTATCTATAGCAGCTTGATTAGTAGGTACTAATAGCCCACTCATATTATATCTTACACTGCTAATAATGAAATTTTTAGGAGCATCAGATGGAATACGCATAAAATAATCAGCGGTTGTATCTCCATTTTGTAATTCTCTAACTATATTACTAGAATGAAAGAATGCTCTCCAAGCAGTACCAAGATAGTCACCTTTACTCATTTTAGAATAAAGAATATTATCTCCTTCATCAAGATTCGAAGCTCCATTAAATAGATGTATTTGGATTAAAGAATCTGCATAACTAGTAGGAACCCAACCTGTACCATCTTTTCTAAACAAACCATAACTAATTATATTACCATTATCATCTGTTTGTTCTAAAAGAATATTACTAAAATCATATTGTTTAGTTTGTGAACGATGTTCGCCTAGACGTATAAGTGGAGAACCTTTACCAGTTAATGTTGAAGCTAATGTATCTTTTATATAAGTAAGCATACTATTGTTAATCACATCAGATGATTGATTACCCATAGCATTTCTAGAATTTAAAGGAGCTTCAACAAGCATATAATTATGCAAAAGAGTAGCTAAGTTACTAGCATAGTTTTTACTAGTATCAGATAAATATTCTTTTGCATATAGAGATAAAATATCTATAGGTTGTGTGTTACTTCTACGTCCATTCTTTTTATCCCATAAACGTCTATTGTTTAAATGTATTGCATAAGAAATATCAGATTGTAATTCTTGGTAATTTTTATTAGTTTCCTCAGCACCTCTTATAACATTAGTTAAAACATCTAGAAGTTTACTAAGATTACCTTTTTTATTCAGTATTTGTTTTCCTTTATTAGAATTTTTTCCATTGTTTTTTACAAAGTTCCATACACCTTTGTCATCTATATTAGGAAAAAATAGTTTTAATTGACTAGTTATTGCATCAGATATAATTCTAGCGGCTGAACCATTTATATCATTACTTTCTTTATAAGCTTGTATGTCGTCTGCTAATTTAATAGTTTCTCTTAATAAAGACGTATAATCTTTATTAAGAGCAGTACTTTTTAAAGCATTTTCAAATCTATATCTTAGATATTCTTGTCTATTTAAACCAGTATTAGTTAATCTTGTTCTACTTCTGCCATTTTCAATAACTACTTCTTGTTTTGATATAGTAGTTTTAGCAAAAGTTCTGAAAAATTCTATAGCAAGATTTTTATCTTTTTCTAACTTTTGTTTTAATACTTTAAATGCTGCACAACCAGGAACATCTTCGGCTATTCGTTCTAAACTAGCCATCATTTGATCCATGTTATCATATTGTCCATAATGATATAGTACTGTAGCACAAGTTTTATCATCCATAACATCAGGCAATCCTAAAGGATTATCTAAATCTACTACAGGCTTACCATCAACAGCTTCAGTATTTACCATTTTCTGCAAAGAACCAAGAAGAGATTTTATAGAAGCCCCTAAATGAGTCATAAAATCAGCATTAAGACCCATCTTATTATTTAATATTCTAATATAACTATCATATTCTGGTTGTGAATTTGCGTTTCCGTCTTCAGTAGTATTACTATCTTCTTCTTGATTCTCTTGCTGGCTTTCTTCTAATTGTTCATCTAATTGATTAGCTTGTTTTTTATATGTAGCAAGGCGATTATCTCTAAATACTTCTTCTAAAAATCTTTCTCTATAGTTAGTTTCATTAGTATTTATGCTTCCATCATCATTCCTAGGAACATCATATAGCTCTCTATAAACAGCAATAATATTTTGCAATGTTATAGGCAACTCTTCAAGAGAACCTTTTATATCAGTTTTATCTAAACCTTTTTTATCAAATACATCGTTTAGTACACTATTTAACTTAGACAATCCGTAGTCATTTGAACGTTTTGCCCAAACAGCCAATTTAAGATTGTAACTTTCATCAGTTTCACCATTTTGTCTAACTGGTCTTGCAACAGAAGAAGCAAGTTGTTTAAAAAGTTGCTTGGTTTCTTCAGCTTTATAACCAAGTATTTTTCCTAATCTATTAGCCAATTCATTAGCAAAAAACTTAATAGTATTTTCTGTACAAGCTAAAATAGGATTATCTTTCTCTTTTTGCCATTTTGCAACTCTAGCATTATATCTTACATCAGATTCTCCCTCTTGTTTAACAGGTTTAACAGAAGGCTTATTTAAATATTTGTTGTAATATGCAATAAAAGTGCTGGCAAAAGCACGTTTTGCAAATTGCCTAGCACTAATACTTGTATAACCTAAACTTTTAATTTTATCAAATAATTCACTACTACCATTAGTATCATCTAAAGATGGATACATTTCTTTATAATAAGCTATTATTCCATCTTTAAGATTCTTTTGAACAGAAGCTTTTTCACTATTTATTGTAGGAGCAGTTTTATAATGATTAGTATACCAATCAGTAAATTCTTTAGTAAACTCTAGTTCTCCTTTAGTATTTATATCTTTTATAACACTTGTTATATGAGAATAAAATTGTGTACAATTATCACCGAAATAATCATATAACTTTGTTAAAGATTTAGCTTTCTCTAAATCTATATTTATTCTACAAGCCATAATATAATAATTATTTGTTTAACATTCTATTTCTATAGCACTTTCTTGAACCAAATGTTCAAAAGTCTTTCTATTTTCAGGAATAATAGTATCTCTTATTTGGGCTAAAGAAGAAATTTCATTATCTCCAATAGCAGACTCGTTATCATAAGGATTTTCAAAGTCATCAAGCTCATCATAAACTTCGCCAGATTCTGTAGGTTCTTTAAATGGAACCTCAGGAGAAATATTATTACCTTGAGATGCAGGAGTGTTATCATGTTTATCTATAGGGGGGCTAGTTTGTACAAGAGGTTTTTCAAAATTTATAGTAAGTTGCTTATTTGCATTAGCATTAGTAGTTGATTGTTTTTGAATTGTACCATCAGCAATTTGTTCAAAAAGTTTATATTCTTTTTCGAGCAAAGACCCTCTATTTAAATTGCCAAGACCAAAAGCTTTTGCGATAGCAGCAAGAATTCTTTGAAAAAGAGTTCCTTTCCTTATATTACCAAATTTTTGTTTAGTAATTTTTTTACCGTCAGCTTGAATCTCGTTAAGTCTTTTAATAAGCTTTGGTCTAGTAAGAGATTCAACTAAAAATTCTTCAAGACCGATGTCGTTTATAGTACCATCAGCATTTCTATATTTCTGTTGTTGCTCTGCAGTTCTGTCATATTCAAACTCTCTTACACTATCAGCTGTTTTTTCTAACCCTTCATTATTATTAGCCTCAACAAAATCATTAAATATACTTCTTAGTTCATCAAAAAGTTCTTTTCTTTTAGCATCTGGCAGAGTTCTTAAATATTTATGAACGTGCTCATGAACTAAATGTCTAACAGCTTCATCTTTTGCATCTTGAGTATCTTCATTGATTAAATCTATCCATCTTTGTGTTACAATAATATCTCCTGGGTTAAGTTGTACTCCATCAATAGTTTTATGTTGAGTAATATAAACTCCAAAAGGCTGATTTTTCTTTCTATATTCTTTTACAAATTTAATATTTTTTATTGATAATTCACCTATTATTTTACTCTGTTTAAGTGTTTTTAACGAAGAAGCCGTTAGCAACTTATCCAAAATCTTTTTACCAACAGTATCGTCATTTTCACCTTGTTGTATATCTGAAAGAATCTCATCTCCAAGAGATTGTTGAACATTAGGAACAACAGCTTGTTGAACATTTTGCCCCCCTGTAGAGGAACTTTGGATTGAATAATCGAAGTGAACTTTTGGTGTACGAGCTCCATCATTTTCTCCAGGAAGAGTAAAATTAGTACCAGCTTTATTAGCAATAGTGTTAACAGTTACAAGACCATTATTTATTATATAATCATTATATGAAGTAAACACATGTTCAATACCACCAGGAATACTAACAACAAAACTTCCATCAGGTCTTTTAGAACAATATTGTCCTCTGAATGGAGCAACATTTACATGATTTGGATGAATAGCAAACTGCATATACTTTGATAAAACATTTTTAAATTCTTCAAAATTCTCATCAAATTTATTAGCATATACATCATTTACTCTTCTCCAAGGTTTACGTAAAGGATGTGGTTGTCCATCAGCTTGTATCCAACGACCTGATTCATCTTGAAATCTAGCTGCAAATTTATGTCCTTGTTTACCACTATATTGTATATTAGATACTAAACTTTTAGAACCCTTATAAGTAGACTCGTCATACAAGTTTATATATTTAGTTTTACCTTCTTCTACATAAGATATAGTGATACCTTTTTTACCACCTGTCATTCTACTAACTTTAATACCTCCAAATAAAGGAGTATTTCCGTTTCGTGCATGACAAAGTCCACTAAGAAAATTATAAATATTTTCACTACTCTTGTGTTCATTAAATGCCCAATCTTCCATCAATCTGCCAAGTTCAGCAAATACTTCATCTACTATTTGCTGTGGTTCTCCAGTTAAATGTTGGGCATCTAAATGTGCAGGAAAGGCATTTGCAAAAACAAAAGTACCATTAGGTTTTCTTATTGCTATTTTAGTATTACCAGCAGAATAAGGGTCATCAGGTATTTGAACACCATTAGCTAAAGTAAGTTTTCCTGTATTGATTGTGTTGTCCTTATTAATAGTATCAAAGGGCTTTACAGCAACAAATACTTCACCTTTATGAACCTCACCTATAACATTTTCTTGGTTTACGGGTCTATAAACAGTTGTTTCTTTTAAACCTCCAATATTGTTTTCCTTAATTGTTACAGTAGCATTAGGATTGTTAAAAATAGCATGAGCAGCTTCAGCACTTTCTGCAAGTTTAGTAAACCAATCACTAATACTAGTAACTACTCGTTGTCTGATTTGGTCACGATATTCTTCTTCACTCATTCCTCTATGTTGAAGCCATTTAGAACTTCGTCCTAAATATCCTTCATAAACACTGAGTAAGTGTTTTGCAGCAGTTCTAAGTTTATCATATTTATGTTCGTCGCCAAAAATATCAAAATTAAGGTACTGAGTTAATGAAGGTTCAGCATTATAAAGGGCTTGCATTATATTAAGCAGTTGCTGATTGTATTCAGGAGTTTGAGAACTCATATTATGAGCATGAAACATAGCACGTTTCACTTCTTCAAATTTTGGATCTCCTTCAGGATTAGCTATAGCTTTAATAAACAAAGATTCTGCAGCACTTATACTTCCATCATTAGACTTAGGAATATCTATAACCCAACCTTTCAAATTAAACACATAACTTGTAGCATTTTGCTCAGGAACTGTAATAGTACCAACCATTGTATTTCCTGAATAAAAGTGAAGAAACTTTCCATGTTCATTTTCTTCTCTATCTACAGTTAATGTATCTCCTACTTTAAGATTATATATAGTTTTATAAAGTTGCTTTTTATCTTTTGTATCTTTGAGAACTTTAGTAAAATCTAATGTTCTACCTCCAAAATATATAGCGTTTGTTGAAGTATCTACACTTTCCTCTACAGGGGATTTAGCTTCTTGTAAAATTTTATTTCTTTTTAACTCTTTACCACCAAGAGTTTCTAGAATATAAACTTGTCTAGCTTGAAGTTGCCTAGCACAATATTCATATAAAATATCAGAAGCTAACTTATTACCAGCTACTTCATTACAGTATGTTAAAAGATTTGCTAAACTTACAACAGGTATACCGTCAATAACATTAACGTAAGCATGTTTTATATAGTTATTTAAAACTTTATCAAAAGCTTCATCTAGTATTACGGCACTTTGCTTAGAAACAGTATCTCCAATTTGTTTATCAGAAATAGCAGATTCCATTGCATCTCCAACAGCTTCAAATTCTTCAGGAGAGGCATTTAAAGAATCATAGCTATCTTGCCTATCTTCTGCAAAGTTTTCCCATATTGCATTAAATTGCTCAGGAGTTAATTTATCTGCAAAATTAGCACTAACTGCAGATTTAATTATGTCATCTGTTATTTCTTCATTAGCTTCAAATCTAGTTCTTACAGTATCAAAGAAGTTTGCTATAACTTCATCTTGAAGTTCTCCTAATTTAACTTCTTCTTCAGCAGGAGCATCTTCGGGTTGTTCATTTTGATTACCTTGCTCCCCTGTAGAAGGACTTTGTGGTTGCTCTGGTGCTTGCCCTAAATCAGCAGGATTTTGTCCAATAGCTATTTCACCTTTTATAACTTCTACAATAGTACCATCATTATTTAATGTGATTCTAGGAAGTCTTGTAACTACTGCTCCATCTTGCAATCTAAATTGAGTACCATTAAATAGTTCTTCATTTCCAAAAACATCACCACTCAAATCGTCATCAACTTTGTTTCTGAACTCTAAATCAAAAGTATCATTAGAATTTTCAACAGGAATTAATTCTGCTTCTGGACCAGCAACTTCACTATTACTTTTATATGCTGCATTAGGTTTTCCATTATCATCAAAAGTAAGATGAACAAATGGTTTTTGGAGTTGTTCGCCCCTTGCTGATTCAGAAAAATAGCTAACAAAGTCGATAGGGTCTTCTATATTGCTTTGTGATAGTTGTTGCGGTGGATTGTTAGTCGGCTGATTTTGCGTGCCGTCAGAAGGATTTTGATTTTCTGTGGAAGATTGTTGTTGATTTTCATTTCTTTCTCTATCTATAGTTTCATCAGCATCTTCTGTTGTTTCAACAACATCTTCAAAATTATCTCTCATACTCCAATAAATAGCTTTCTTAACCATTCTAGGAAGCAAACTATTTTGAAGTTTAATAGGATTTTTAGCAGTATTACTAAGTGCTAATATTCGCATAGCACTATCATAGTTTTCTAATTCCTTATCATTAAGAATTTGTTTTAATTGTTCTCTTTGATTTTTATTTATAGTTCCGTATGCAAGTAATTTAGATATATCTCCAAACTCTTCATTTTTATTTTTAGCAATGGATTTTAAAGTAGATGTAGCTTGTTCTATCAGTATAGTTCTCATATCTACACCTCCATCAGGAGTAAGCATCATGTTATATTCATCATGAGCTAATTGCTGAACTTGTTCTCTGCCAGTAGCAATAGATGCAAGTTCTTCTTGTTTTCCAATTTCAGCGTATACAACAGTAGAATAGGCATTTAGAAGGTCTTTACTAAAATCATCAAGACTAGAAATAAGTCCATTAGAGCCAAGGGCTTGACCAACTAATTCATCAAAAAGTTCAGAATGATAATATACATCATCGAATTGTTCTCTAGTTAGTTTATTATTATTATCTCCAAAAATACTTCCCATCAAAGCACCCCATTCTTCTTCTGTACTAGTATCTTGTCCGTTCTTTTTATTTCTTGTTATTTCGTTGGCTTTAATAATAGCTGCGTCAATAGCTCTATATCTATCATTATTTCTATCGTATGAGAATTCTCCTTGGTCATTTATTACAGTGGCAGATGCGGCTCTAAGAATACTAAGTTGTTTTGCTTGTTGAGAAGTCATCTTATCACCTTCGATATAACTTCCAAGCATTTTCTCTAATACTTGCTTTCTAGTTTCTAGTTTATTAATCATTGATTGACCAACTAGAGTTCTATTGTCTATATCACCTTTTCTACCTTCAGCTTTAGTTTTCTTTGCATCTTGAAGTTGAGCTTCTACTTCTCCTAATTCTCTAGCAAGAATAAAAGCTTTTATACCATTTTTAAAATCTACTCCTTGATACTTGACTTCTTTAGCTAATCTTTCTTCTTCACTATTTATAAGAGGTTGATAATTATCAATAATTCTGTCATAGGTTTCTGCGTTCAATTCGTGTCGCATATTTTGCATAGCTACAATCTGATAAAAATCATAAGGAACCTTACCAAAATCTATACCAGTATCATCATCTTTGCCATGCATTGCGTTTTCCAATATACGCATATTACCATCAAACGATACTTCTATTTTATCTGCTAAATTTAAAGCTTCTCTTTGTCTTCTATCAGCTTCTTCTTGACTCATAACACCTTGCTCAACAAACCATCTTTTAACGTTGTTAGAAGCAAGATATTCTTTAGTCATGTTATAATTACCAGCAAACATAGAATTTATAAGAAGGTTACTAGCAAATTCTCTATAAACTCTATCTGCTGCAGCTTGTTGTTCTTCAGCTGTTTCTAACTTTCTAGGATTTTCACTATTGTCAAAAGGGTCTACTTTTTCATCTTGTATTTTATGAAGTTTCTCTTTAACGTTTTGTATAGCCTGTGCTCTACTATTTATATCATTCTTTCTTCTTTTTATTTCTGGATGTTCAAAAGCTTCACTCCAAGAAGTCCTAACTTCATCTTTTTCTCCTGTTTTTTCTTGGTCTTCATTTTTCCTTGCTTTTTGGTCTTGTTTATAGTTATAAGCATTTTGTAAACGGTTAAGTTTGCTACCTGCTGCTTGGAATATTACACCTCCTGCTACTCCCCAAAATGCACTCTCATAAAGTTGAGGGGCAACCATATATTTTTCAAGTCTATCAAAAAATGCACTATCACTTTTTGTTCCAAGAAGAACTCTACCATAATTCATTCCTTCTTCTTGTGCTATATAGTTAACTGCTTCCTCAACACCTTCAGATAATTGTGCTCCAACAGCTATTCTACTTCCAATTACAGCATCTTCTATTTTTTCTCCAGCTTTTTTATACCATGGTCGTTTAGCTAATTTTTCAGCAACATTTTCTGCATCAACGCCTACATTTCGTAGTTGATTTAAATGAGCTCGTCTAATACTTGCTCTAGAAGGACCGTTCATAAAAGATTTAAAATCTCTAAGAGCATATAGCTGAGCAACATCAAAAACAACATTAGCCATGTCATCTTTGAAAGTTCGATTTGCACCAGCACTTGCTAATCGTTTAGCTACTGCATCTTTGTCAGAAGTATCAACATCTTGTAGTTCATCAGCGTTTCTTTCAAGAAGATTATTATATTCTTGCTCATCCATCTGATAAAGTTTGTTTTTCATTTCAGGAAGCAAATCATTATAAACTTGATTAGCTTCTTGAAAATTTTCCATAACACGACTAGTAAGAGCTGTTATGCCGTGGTCTGCAAGTCTGTTACCAAATTCAATACCTCTTTTGCTATTAGCCCATTTACTAAATCTAGACATTCCCTCTAGATTTTTCAGTGCAGTTTCAGCTTTAGCTATAGCAGCAGCATCACCTGAAGCTTTAGCAACATCAACAGCTTTTTCAAGTTTTCCGAGACCTGTAAGACCTTTACGTAAATTGCTTACTCCGTTAAATGCTTTTGTAGCTCTACCTAAATACGAAAGTCCTTTAGTAACTCCAGTACTTGGTAAAAGCAGTGTAAGTGAACTAGCAACACTTGGAAAATTGCTAGCCCACCAACCAATATCTGTTAAACCTCCATTACTAATATCAACTCCTGGAGTTTGATATATAGGAGCAACTTCATTTTTAAATTTTTCTTGCCATTCTCGAAGTTTAGCACTTACAGGATTACTATAATCATCGTTAGGGTCAAATGCAGCACCAGTTATATAATCAAACAAATCAGCAAAACCTCGCAATGTACCAAGTCCTATTTCACTTACAACAGTTTGAGCAAGTGAATTTCTTATCTTAGCAAAAGCACTTTGATTGTCTGCTAATTCAGCTTGTTCATCCATTCCTTTATAGGGGGTTACACCAAGCTCTCTAACTTTTTTAGTGTCCCCCATTATAAAAGAATCATCTAAAGCGTTATGAACAACACCCCAACTACCTATTGTTTGATGATTATTAGGATTTTTATCTAATATGTATTGTGGTTGTGGATTCTTTTTCTGTCTTTTATCATAATTAGGATTTGGAACAGTATATCCACCATAATTAAAAAATTGACCTACATCCATAGTTTATTTGTCTTCTTGATCTAATTGTAATCTATCATTAGTTTTAGCTTTTATATAAGCCATAAGTTTATCATACTCTCTTTTTATAAAAGTTTTCTGATTGGTAGTATCATATCCTAATTCATCACCTCTTTCTGCCATTTCCATTTCTTGTGGATAAAGTTCCATTAATGCGGCGTTTACAACTTGGTCTAATTGTTTATCTAAATTAGGATTACCTCTAAATTGTCCATTAGGATCATACATAGAATTAACAGCATAATCGACAGCATCATTTATATTCATTTTCTTATTTAGATAAGAATAAGCAGCTTGTTTAGATATTGGTTCTTCTCTGTATAAACCTTCTGAATTAGTTGTAACTAAAACTAAATTATTTCTATCCGTAGAAGCATTACCATAAGTATCATAAACAATAGCTGGTTGAATATATTGTTTAACACCTGATTCAGTAGATACATTTATAGGTTGACCATCTAATAAACAATCATTTATTTCATGAATAGCTCTATATTCATGACTTTGTCTATATTTCTCAGTCATCGGAGTGTTAATAAAGTTTTTAATGAATATTTGCCTTCTAGCACCTCCGATTGTTTGCATACCTTCTTTTTTTATAATATCTGGAGAAATAGTTATGAGTATACCATCTCCTCCTGCAGCAACAGCATAATTGACATCACGAGATACATCTAAAGTGCCTCTAGCAATATTCCCGCTTATTTCATTTATTATTGCTTGTCTATCTTTTGCATCTGTTACTTTACTTAAAGTATATGCATCATCTTCAGAAGGATCAGCACCTTCTTCAACAGCATAAATAGCGTTATTTAAATATCCTCCAGTATCATTAGCTAATTTAGCAATAATAGCTTCATCTAATTGTTGTTTTCCTAATTTATATTGTTCATTAGTTATATAACCATTAGATAAATCTTTTAATAACTGACCATGCTCCATAGTAGGCATACCAGAAAATATTTTAATATCAGTAGTAATATTATCATTTTCTTGAGGATTAAGAAAATTTTTATGAATTTGTTCAGCATCATTATATACAGCCATCAGATTATCTAGTGATTCTCTACTATTAAAAAGTTCAGAATTAATTCCAATTTTATTAGTAGCAAACTCAGATAGACCTCCAAAAATATCCATAGCTTTATTTGTAACACTTCCTATTAATCCAGGAATAGTAAAACGTGAAGCAATAGATGCTCTATTCATAGCACTTTCTAATTGTTCTATGTCTTCTTGAGACATACCTTGATTTTTAGCTTGTTCTATAACTTCAGCAGAATTACTAAATATACCGTCACTAGCAGAAGATAATAACTCTCCTACCATATGTTCATTTTTAAATTCCCACCTCATTTTAGAACTTGCTCCAGGTGATAATTCTCCATTTATAGTATCATGATTTGTATCGGTACTATTGAGAGCTTTCATTATACGCAGAGCATTTTTATAATCTCCTGTGTTAGAAATAGACATAGTATATCTACCATCATTTCCTATTTCATAAGATATTCCCAAATCAGCTAATTGTTGATTGAAACTATCTGAATCTTTATCTATTCCTAAGTTATGAATAAATAAATCCCATCCATCATCTTTATACTCGTCACTATCTTTACTTAACCAATCTATGCCAAGAAAATAATTCTTATGTACTTTAGAATCAAATACTATAGGTTGTCTAGTTAAAGAATCCATAAAAGTTTTATAAGAAGAAACAAATCGTTTAGCATAATTATTTCCACTATTAGCTAGATTTTCAACGTTTGCACCTTCATTTACAGCTTCCATAAATTTGAAAGCCTCTACAGCTTGAGGATTATTTTTACTATAGTAATCTAATTTATCTTTTTTCCTTTCTAAAGATGATACAACATTATTTATAAATGTTCTATCTTCTTCAGTTTCAAATTTAAATTGTCGCATATAATTTATAGCTCCATCATAATCATAATTATTTATATAGGAATGATATAATTCACTATCATAATCTTTTTTTGTAAGCATATAAGTACAATTTATAATTATTTTTTTTTAATTTATTTTACTTTTTTACTTTACTTTTATCTATCCCAAAGTAAGCATCAACATCAGTTCCAGTAACATCATGATATGTTTTAGATACCATTTCATATGCTTGTGCTTCTGTATAACCTTGACTCATAAGAGAAGAAACTCCTTCGAATACATAACCCATTACAGCTTGACCTTTAGCTGCGTCATTTGATGCAGCTGCTGCTTTTGCTGCTGCATCTTCAGCTAATTTACGTTGTTTTTCTTGCCATAATCTACCTCCATAAGTTCCTTGGTCATATACAGTAGCTGATTGATTACTAGATTTAGTTATATCTGAAGTGTTAGTATACGCAATACTTTCAAGTTGTGAATTAGTTAATCTTCTAAAATATTCAGCATAATTTACTTCTCCTCCAGCACCATCATCTAAAAAGGAATACCTATCTACTTCTGCTTTAGCTTGTTTATAATTGGAATCTGAAGGATTCATCTTAGCTAATCGTTCTTTAGCTTTATTTCTAAAATATTTATCATTTTCAAAAAGTTGTACGATTTGTCTTTCATGAGCCATAATATACGCTTCTCTATTATTCTTTAAAGCCTTAAGGTCAAGTTTCGTACTTTGTCTAGTTCTTCCACTCATAGAAGAAGAAGAAGATTGTCTATTTATACCATTTAAATCGGTATTATTTGTAGAAGTTCCAACGGTATTATCAGTTCCTACAGTATGTGTTTCAGGATTAGCAATACCTGCTATTTCAGTTATAGCCTGTGCTATATTAATATCATCTACAACTAAGTCACCATAAATACTATTGAAGGTGTCATCTTTTAATCCCCAAGAACCGTCATCTAAACTTTGATCTGGATCATATTTATGAGTTTCTATCCAACGTTGTTTTGTTTCAGGATTAAGATTCTTATTATTTTGTATTTCACTTAATTTTGTTTTAAACTGATTATAATGTTCTTTACGTTTTAAATACTCAGGGTCTTTAGTTATTTTGGCTCCAAGTTCATTAGCTACTCTCATAGCTTCTCCATAATTACCAGAATTAGATAAAGCATCTATTTGAGCTCTATATTTTCCAAACCAATTATCAAACCAAGCATTAGTTTTATCGTCATTACTTAAATCTTTTTTTAAATCAGCTGAAACTTTTTCTATATTTGTTGTAGCAGCATTAGCTTGATTTACTCTATTTTCATATTGGTGTAAAGACTGTTGAGCAATAGAAGCCTCAGGAGCTTCAAATTTGAGCTCTTGAGGCTTAAAAACAGTACCACTAAAATTAACTTGTGGTATATTAAATTGATTATATTGACTATACGTTGGCATAAGTTATTAATCTTCAAATGTTAAATACTCTGGATAATATCTTCGTAATATAGTAGCACTAGCATTGTCACCCATAGCTTTAAATGCTCTATAATTTTCCAATATAGCTTGTTTACTAGGATTTCCAATAAGTAATTGTCTTAATGCTGCAGGATTATCTGCTCCAGCTAATGCTCGTCTATATTCTTGGTCAGCTTTATATTGAGTTTGCCATGCATTATAGTAATTGTTAGTTATAGCATTAAGAGTATTAGCACCTGATTGGCCAGTAGCAGTATAAGCATTAGCTTTAGCACTAGCTCTATTAATACCCATTTGGGATTGAGCATTAGCTGCACCAAGAATACGTTCATTAGCGATATCGTTATTATATTTGGCTATATCTGCTCTGATATTTGCAAGACTTTGTCTAAGTTGATTAGAAGCTTGAACATTTCTAGCAGCAGCATCATTAATCATTTGATTATTCTTTTGCTTTATATCTTCCTCTCTATTAGCTTGATCTGCATAAACTTTACTACGATTTTCTTGAGCTGTTTGTTCTATAGTAGCATTTCTATTTAAACGAGCAGCTGAACTAAGAGTATTATTACCTACTGCTCGTTGTTGTCTTAATACACTTCTATTTATATCTTGTAACTGTGGATTGACATTCACATTAGCAGAACGAATTGCAGGTAAATAATTAGCAGAACGCCATTGAGTAATATCATTTAAACCTAAAGTATCTGGGTCTATTTGTTGTAACCTACCATAAGCATTACTCATTATATCTGCTGCTCTACTATAAGCATTTGATAATTTATGTTGACCCATTAAATTGCCTACATAATTTACTCCTGCTCCTAAAAGATTTGCACCAGTACTAATAGCTAAAGCACCATTTGGAGAATTCCAAAAATTAGATTTAGAAGAAACTGGAGAATTGTTTAAAGTAGTAGTTACTTCTATATCTATAGGATTGGCAGAAGATGCGTTATTTTGAGCAATAGGTAATTGTTCGTTATTTAAACCTCTAAAAGATGCTATTGGCTTAATATCAGTATCAAGTGTTGTATTTTTAGGAGTTGTAATACCTCCACCCATAAGATAATAAGCAGTGTCTGCCACATTAGGCCAAAAATGTATACCATCGTACCAAGTATCTCCACCATCAGGTCTTTTAACTCTACCACCACATCTTAATCTTTTAGCAAAACTAGCTTTTCTTCTTTTTGCAGCTTCTTGTATATTATAAGCATCTACAGGATGAACACCTCGATTGATTAGTCCAGCAGGATTAATACCGTTAATAGTATGCTTAGAAATAAAATACCCGTTATCTGGAGTTACAAGAAGATATTCTCCTTGACCAGTACTTTGATTTCCTTCTCCTTCAACTATACCACCATTAGCAAATCTAAATCCTACACCGCTCTTATATTTACCACCACGAGTTTTATGTTTATGCTCATGATTATCACCGAGAATCTCATAAAGGTCATAACCTTCAGGAGTGCTGCCTTGATAGGCAACACCTCCACCATCAGTAACTTCGAAAGGCATATTATAGCCCCCCGTTAGAGGAACTGTGGGATTATACCCACCATTCCTCATTCTTTTCTTAATATTACCACCTCGTTTTACCATAACTCTTCCTTCAGCATCACGTTCTTTTTTCGATTCATTAGCTGCTATTCTTTCAAGGTTCATTTGATTAGCAGAAATAGAATCTGCTATTTTATTAGTTGTTTCTTGTTGTAATTGTACGTTTTTTTCTTGAAGCCTATTATCATTTTCGTTTCGTTGTTGTAAAGCTTCAGCATTACGTGTAGCTTGGTCTTGAATAGACTCAGCCTGTCTTTCAGCAGCAGCAGCTTGTGCAGCAGCTTGAATACCTGCAGCAGTTAAAGTAGCTCCAGCTTGAATACCTGCAGCAGTTATATTAGAAGCAGATTCGAGTAAGCCAAAAAAAGCTTTAGGTCTAACATTTCTTAATTTACGTCTTTTTGCCATATTATTTATAAGGAGTTGTTATAAACATTACATTTTCTAATTTAAAATTAACTCTATTGCTTAATATAAATCGTCCAACAAAATACCTACCATATATTAATGATTTATTATCTGCTTGTGGATGTCTGTCTACAATACCTTGACTTGTTTCAACATAGGTATAAACATCAGTCTTATATGGTTCTGGATTTTCAGGACTATTTATTACAAGCGGAGCATTGTTTAGTATATTTCTAAAATAGTTAAAACTATAACTTCCTAAATTGAATCTAGGATACTTATAAGCATTCTCACCAGTTATTTTATGACTATCATCTCTATATAGTTCTTCTACTTCTACACCATCTTCAGTTTTATATATAGAATAGTCATTTGCTCTAGTATTGATATAATTCAAAGCTGTAGAAGCTAAATCACTATATATTCGAAGCCATTCACCAGAATAAGGAACACAAAATTCTTCAGCCATAAAAGGTTTTAGTATTACCTTTTCAGCATTAGGCATACGTTCAGATATTTTCCAAGTATTACCATATTCTTCTATAGCTTTACAAACCCATTGAATAGATTCTAATACTTTAGGTTGTTGATACTGGTCATTATATATTACATCTAAAATAGCAGCACGTACATAATGTCCATCTATTTTATCTGTAACTCTATATGGAAATAATCTATCGTCTTTATCTAGTCCTTTATAACCTATAGCTTCATCATCAACAACATAAATATCTTTGTCATTAAGAAAATAACATTTATCCTTTGTAGTTATACTATAATCGTAATCAAAATCATGTAAACTAACAAAGGAATTAACTCTTATGTTATAACTCAATGTTACAAAGTAACCATTATTAAGTTTTAAATTAATAAATAATCTATCATTATAAAAGTCACAAGCAAAATCTATATTAACAACAGTAGCAAAGTTCATCAATTTCTCTATAGGGGAGCTTAATTCTCCTAATTTGTTATCACCGCTGTAGCCATATATAATATTAGAATCAGCGTCATAAAAGAAATATCCTGCTTGAGTGACAATAGAATTACGTTTATTTTGAAGACCTCCATAACCATATTGAGAACCAAACATTTCTTGAATACCAGATTCAAATGGTTGATTTTCTTTCAATGCTACATCTTCACCTCCATTAGCAGTTATCGTATTACTACCAGCAAATTTAAATATTGCATCTTGAGTATGAACAATAATTGCTTCGCCAGAAGCTACAAGATTAACAATTTTACCTTTATTAGTAGGAATATTATAATAATCTCCAGTTTCAAATCTATATATATTTACACTAGCTTCATCTCCTTCAAGTTTACTACTTCTAACAGTATTATCAAATTTAATAAGGCTTTTATTATCGGTCTTATAAAAATATCTTTTTGAATAAGACCTATACATAGATTTTAATTCGTATATATCTGAAAGTTGAACACTACTGATAGCTACTATTGCAGCAGTAGATTCTTGCATATAATCATAATCATTAGTCTTAACTTTTGCAATGACGTCTAAAGTTAAAGAGAGGTAATTCAGATTAAAATCAGAATAAACAAGAAATTCAGGAGAACTATTATACGAACCCCAAATATCATAAGTTACATCTTTTGCATCTAATATTATAGCATTATGATTTATTGTTTTTGCAAATACTTCTGTATCAGAATAATAATAATCTATGCAATCATTAAGTTTTCTAACATGACATAAATAACCTAAAAGATTTAAATCGTTTTTATCATTGTAACTATCTGTATTAAAGAAAGGAGTACACTTAGTTAATTTAGTATCATCAGAATTACTAGTATAGTCTAACTTTAAATATGCGTAACTATCTAATCCAGTAGGAAAATGTCCTGGGTCAGAATATACAACTTTACCATTAGAACCAAATAATTCTAAATATGTACTATCAAAACTGCCATGATAACTTCCAATTACAGAAGCCCATCCGTTTCTAACAATAGGAAGATTTGTTACTGGAGATACAAGTCTAGCATCCAAATCAATACAATTTGCACACAATGCATCAACACTATCTATCTGAACTCCAGGAATAGTTTTTATATCAAATAAAGTTGCAAGTTTGGTTTTGTAATGTTGAATAGAAATAAAACATGAATCATAACCTGCAGGATAATAAACATGACTAAAACTTGGATATATAATTTTATTAGGTGGTTCTTCACCTATAGTAATTCCGTCTTTATCTCCTATTTGATAGCCATTAGTAATCTCACCATTTTTATTCATATAATGAATGAAAAATTTATAAGTCTGATATGGCAATAATGTAGTTAAATTACTAATAGTTTCATTAATAGTTATAAATGAAGGTGTTTGAGAACTTGGAGTAAATCGTAAACCTGAAAAATCTTCAATAACTTCTAATTGTATCTCATACACATCTCCAGTGTATACAGCATTTGTTGGAACTCTAGTAATACCTTCTGCGCTATATATATCGCTAGCATATCCAGCTGCATCAGTTTCTAGAGCTTTACCATCTTTTATTTTAGCTATATACCAAAATTTCTTTTCATGCCAATTAGTAATATTTAATGTCTTAGTAACACCATTTATAGTAGCTACACTATTAGCAAATATATGATTTAATACATCATCAATATATTCAGAAAATTCTACACCTCCAGATATATCTGTAATAGTAGTAAGATTTGGAATATAATTATTTAATGCCCAAGTTTTATATCCGTTATAAGTACGTAAATGTGCTCGTTTTTGAACTGAATCGGTAACATCTGCACCACCAGCTAAATTTAAGCCAGCATTTAGAGCATTAGCAAAACCTTTATAAGTGTCGTTACTATTATAAGTATATCCACAATACATAAACTTTTGTGAATCATCACTTCCTAAATGTATAGGATATTTATTATACGTAATAAGTTGTTTAATAAAAGCAAATTCCCCTGTATAAAAATTAGATACATCGCCAGGCTTATCTCCATATGGACTACTTATAAAGTTAACACTCCAATAACGTCTTCCACCTTTATTTTCAAATATAACATTATCAGCTATTGGAACTTTAGTTTTCGTTACTCGAAGTTTTATACCTTTTCCACTATCAAATTCTTTAATTCCCTCTGTATTTTCAGTAGAGTTATTGGTTTCTGTAATATAACTAGCCGATTGTATTACAAGATTTTTTATTACATCTATTATAAGTTCATCGTCTATTTTTGTAATATTATCTCCACTAACTGTTACAGGTAAATTATTTATTATATCACTATAGTCTAAAGTTTCTTTTTGTATGTCTATTTTTACAGCATCAGCATAAGATTGCAAATTAGGATTGAAATCAGTTTCTTTATAATTTGCAATATACAGTTTATCTTTAAAGCTAGCTATATTTTGAACATTATAAATTTGAAAAGCTGATTCAGTTAAATCAGCAATATCTATTTCTTTTATGTAAGCTTGATCATAATCAAATTCTATAGTTGTTGTACTAATGTCAAAATGTTTCCAACTTCTAGCATAATTTTCATCATCATGAGAAATTATAAAACCTATTTGAAATTTAGTATATATATCAGCAACATCAATAACATGTTGAACATCAAATACAAAACTTCTACCTGCGTCATGTTCTAGATTTATATATTCTAATTGACCTTGATTAGTTTTTTTAATTTCTTTACTACCGGCAAATAGTTCTTTACTAGCAGGATACCAAGCAGTATAATAATCATCACGTATTTGGTATCTAATAAAAAATTGATATACGCCGTTAGGAATAGGTGTGGTATGATAACCTCTAAAAATTAAGTTATATACAGGAATAGTAGGAGTCTGCGTATAAATACTTTCATTATCATCAACAGATGATTTGTTAATATTTATACTTTTAAATGGTATAAGAGTATCATCATCTTTATATTCTCCTATATTTATAATAACATCTCCATTCAAGTTTGTAATAACATGACCTGTAATTTTACCACCACTCCATCGCCAATTACAATTTATTGGAACAAATTCGTTAGTATGTTCATCATAACACACTATGCTATAAGAAGTAGGATTGTTAGTATTTTTAGGTTCAAGTTTTAAAAATAAATAAAATTTAGTATTATAAGGTATATATCCTAAAATTTTATAAGATTTAGCAGAATTAAATTTAGTATATATAGCACTATAATCTGTAGATAATTTTAAATATTTGTCAATTTTATCTTTATATGAATTATTTTGTAATGTTATATCACTACTTATACTAGTACTTTTAGATAGGCAATTTACTATATCATCACTAAAATCTCTTACAAATACTGATAGCAATTCATATACAGCTTGACTATAAGTATTATTTGTTAGATTCTCATAAGGACGATAATCATAAAAATAAGTATTAAAAAATCCACTGTCAAAGTTAGGACTATCCTCATCTAAAAAAGAAGATACTATATCATAATAAAGTTTATAATAAGTTTTAGTTTCATCATACGTAGTACTTCCATCAGTCATAGCACCAAAACCTGAATCACCAAATTTAGTTTCATCATTTTCGTCTGTTGTAGGATGCCATCTTTCAGCTATATCATTTCTAGCAACTTTATTAAAAAACTCTGGAGAAACTAATGGAAACTTTTTACTATTCTTATTAGCAATCGCTAATACTTCACCATAATTATCATAAGTAAAACTGTCAGCATCGGCTTCATATAATTTAATATAATCAGCACTAGTTGTGTGACCAGGAGTTGCAAAAAATTCAATACTAATATAGTCTTTTAATTGTTGAATATTATCAAACTCATCTACTTCAATATTTATAGTATTTCCAAGTTTAGCATATTTTTCTGATTCAGTTTCATATACTGTAGATAATCTTAAAGATGTTTCAGCAATAGTTTGTAAATCTAAAGGAAGTTTTGTTAAGCCAGTATCTCTACTTATAGTACCATCTTTAAGTAGTCTAATATTTTTTGCAAATACTAGACTATTATTCTTAACTAACTGAGGAGTTTTATTTAAATTAAGTTCACCTACTATATGTCCCATAATTAATCTCTAGGTCTAAAAGTACTATTATAAAAGAAATTAGCCCAACCTTCATTTTTGTTTTTACTAATATCCATTTTAACAGCATTAGCAGCTTTAGTTTTAAGAAGACTCCACTGAATAAAAGGATTAGTAACTTGACTGTTAGACTTTAAATCATATACTGGATGCTTACTTCCACGACTTAAATATTTAAACATACAATACCAAGAAAGAGCTTCAAGAAGAAGACCATTGTCGTAGATATAAGGACACTCACAGTCATAATATTCATCATAGTATGTAGCAGTTTCATAACTTTCTACAACTATGCTATCAGTATCAAAATTCAATTCTATGTTGTTTCCATCTAAAACAAAATTTCTACCACTAGCAGAAGTTACAGTACCTATTAAAACAGTATTAACTCCTGACTTGTTGGTAGAATCAAATATGCCTATTTCCTTGTTATCACTATTTCCTACAGGGGTGCTAGTATTACATCCACAGTTATCAGCTTTACCAAAATTGTTATTACAATTACATCCTTTACTGCTATCAAATTCTTTTATTTCATTACCATTACTATCATAAACTTTAAGTTCTGTAGCATTAAGTTCACAAGGAAATTGAGCTATTCGTTCTGATACTTCTAATGTTCTTCTTTTCTTTTCAGAAGGTAGAATTTTCATTTGTGAAAGAGCATCAGTAACCCAAGCAGCAACTCTAGGAATCCAATCACTTTCACTAATATTAAAGTCATTGTCTATTTTTCCTATTAGTCGATGTAGCGTTAATTGATTTTTGAGCTTCATTTCTTATAAATTTAGTATATAACATTTTATTAACTTTATTACAAAGAGTTAATTTAGTTTTTAAATCTACAGAAAGTTCACAAATTTTATCAATATCACCATTACATTCTTTTATCAGATCTTCATTAGTTTTACCTCTAACTTCAGCTCCTCTATAATCAGTAATGTCTAATTTAAGTTTTCTACCATCTATAAGCTTGCAATTAATAAGAGGTATCTCATAACAATATTCATTATTCATAAACACTCTTACATCTTCAGCTTTGTATTCTAAACCATTTCTAGCACACCAATCAGCTTCTTCTTTATTATAAATTCGTTTACCTTCTTTTATTAACTCTTCTTTTCTTCTTTTTGTAGCAGCATAATCTAAAGGTCTTTTAGGATTATTTAGATGACAACGATTAATACATATCCAACCCATGTTGTTATCAAATACATAACCAGCGCCATCTAATATTAACTTCTTATGAACCTCTGTATAATATGCCTTTAATATATCTTTGTATTGATACAAGCCTAAGCTTAATATCTTATCTACTAAAGCTAAATCCTTTTTGTATAAGTATATTTGTTTTTGATATTTAGCTAACTTATACAAATCATATAAGTCTGCAACCAACTCATATTCATCACGTCTATTAACAAAAGCACCTTTACTCGCTTTAAGAAAAGTTCCAGTACTATATTCATTATTAACAAATTCAGAATACTTTGTCAAATCAAAAGAATAATCTTCTTTATATTTAGTTGCATTATCTTTTATTTCATTATATAATTGACTACATTCTTTTTCTAGTTCTTCTAGTTGTGTAGTAATATTATTTTTCTTGTCTTTACATACTTCCATAAGATGTTTATAGTATGTACGAAAATTAACAGGAGTATTTTTTATCGCCATAATTAACTAGCATATTGAATAGTTGAAGGAATTTCATTTGTTTCACGAACAGTAGAAAGTAAATCTCTCTTATAAATAATATCTTTAATCTGTCCTAACATATCCTCTGAAATTAAATATTCGTTTTCATCCATGTAAGCATCAAAACCATCTATATCTCCATTTGTTACAGATATATAATTAGGATGTTCAAATGCTGACTCTATGATAATTTTATTAAAGTTTAAAGTTTTATTATCTGGTGGAAATATATAAAGATACTCGTTAATATAATCATAACAAGGCATCCCACATAATCCAGGAACAGCTCCTCTAAATCTAGCAGTAGTTTCTTTTATAAAAGGTATTTCCCTATTAGTTTTAAAACCAACAGTACTAACTCTATCAAACGGCAAATTATTAACAAGACGAACAGGTCTAGGAACTTGTTGTTTAGTTCTTTTAATTTTAGTTATATCAATGTTTTCATAACCTTCAGGAAAAGTTATATCGCCATCATTGACATCTATAAGAGTAACTTTAAATCTCTGAGTAAGCTCTTTATCTACATAACCATGATTCTCAAAACTTCTTCTAATACACTCGTTTCTAGTTTGCACTACAAGAAGTTTAAGATTCTCACGAAGAGCTTTATTATTGGGCTGTTTTAAACTATGTGCTAGTTCACTTACAACCATTGCTAGACTTGCCATATCTCATTTAATTTAAAAAGTTGCTATAGACTAATTACTAAACTTTGAGAGAGGGAGGGAGAAATATAGAAAATAGCAATTACATCTATAGCAACTTGAAAATAATTAATAAAACTACTAACTTTACTAACTTTAATCACAAGCAAATATACAAAAAGGTTTTCACATAACCAAACAAAATGGGTGAAATTTAGTGCCCTGCATAGCCTACAATGCACGAAAATTTTTCATCCTATGGACTTAACCTTTTAAAAATAAACGGCTTACAGAGTGATTTTAAAAGACATAATTATTCTTAATTACATTTATCGAAAACAACACAACTAACAGCATCAAACATTTGTTTAACAATATATCCTATAGTATATGCAGCATCTTCTCCTTTGTCAGGAATACGATAATAACTAAATATACCTTGTTTGATATGCTCTGCTTCATGTACTATAGAAGACAAATATTCAGCTTTAGATGTGTGCCTATTAAATATAACAACACTACATCTATGTTTTAGAGAATTTATAGTAACACCATAAGCATCATGAGAGAGATGATATTTGATATTATCAATTTCCTCTACAGGGGTGCTAACATCTAATAATTCTCTACGTACAATATTAAAATAGTCATAGTCTATATTATAATAAACTATGACTGTCCAATAATGTTTTATATTAAAAACTTGCTTAATCATATCATATCGTCCCATTCAATAGGATTATCCATAAATACAGTATCAGCATAAAAACGATTAAACACAAAACCTTCTTCGGCGTCTACATCATCTAATACGTCTTTTACATATTTTATAAGTTGGTCTTCACCTCTAATAGAAGAACCAAGAAAATCAGCTTTACACATATTAGCAACATAAACTGCATCATAAAGTTTATTACGTTTAATCTCAACTCTATATGTAGCCATAAGATTATCAACATCTTGTTTAGTATATGGAACAATCTTTTCTATTCGTCCATTAGGAGTTTTATGTTCCATTCTACTTACAGCTTCATCACAAAGTTTTTTATTAAAGTGACAACCATAATTATTGATATAGATTTTCATTCCCTCAGGAATTTCATCATAACTACCAGTTCTTCTATTCATAGCATTTTAATTTAAAGGTAGATTGATTACACCCCCTGTAGAAGGAATGTATCAATCTACCACAATTAATTACCTACCCATTCTATATCTTGAACGATATGAACCTCCACGATATGAAGTATCACCTCTATACATAGGCTCTTCATAATCATAATCAGATTCATCACCTTCCATTTCTTCCATCTTTTCTTCAAGACATTCAACTACTTCTTCAATGTCTTTCTTCATTCTTTTAACTTTACGAAGAAGATGTTTTGCTTCTTCAGCTGATTTATATCTAACAATAACCATAATATTATTCTTCTTTAGTTTCAGGTTTAAGAGCGTCTATTAATTGTTTTAATTGTCCACTTAGAGTATTCACTTGATTTTGTAGTTGACTAATAGTATCATCTCTTTTAGCTTCCGCTGCAAGTTTAGGATTAACTGTCACAAGAATGTTTTTGCAATCTTCTGCTCTAAGTTTATGTCTATCATAACTTGCTATTATGGATTCACTCTCTTGTAATGCATTAGTTAAATAATTAACAAGTGCATCTTTACTATCCATTAATACAAAACCATTATTACTAAAGTCTGCTACTGTAAGACTACTAGGTATTTGAGTGAACTCTTTATCTTCTCCTTCTACTTTAACAGATATATCTACTGCATTATTTGTTGGATACATTGCCATAGGATTATATCTAGCTTGTCTTGCTATAGAAGGAGTAACTTTAATTACTTGACCAACAAGTAATTTATATCTATCTCTCACATCAAGAATGTAGAGATCTTGACCAGCACTTAAATTTAGAAACATAGTTATACAATTTAATTAATTATAATATCTGCATCTGATTGGCATTTTTATCATACCATATAAGATATACACCAGGACCAACTAAATCAGTACCTACAGCCTCAGTACCACCTTTAACAGTTAGAGGTTGAGTAAAGCTATTACTACTAAATATAATTGGAAGTGCGTCTCCTCCTGTAGGTATAGCAACATTTAATCTAAATGCAACAACACCATTAGCACTCAACGCTCTAAATACTCTGTTAGGAAGAGTTATAACAACGTTAGTATCAGTTACTGTAACTGCAGAACTTTCAATCATAGGAATACCATTCCTATTAGCAAAGTTAAACGGATAATTAGTAGTAGCACCAAACATAATGATAAGATGTTTTAATTAGTTCCAAAAATTAGTTTGTCCCCAAGCACCATAGTTATAACCAACATACGGAGTTGCATTAGCAGCTACAAGATTAGGCCATTGAACAGGTACAGTATTAGGTTGTTTAGCTGCAATAGCATCAATCTTATCATCTAAAGCATGAAAAGCTGCGTTGAATTGCAGAGTCTGCTTATCATTACTGATTTGATTCCTCAACTGAGTAATAATATCTCCCTGAGTATCAATCTTATTCTGAAGCTCACGTTCTTTCAAATCACAGAACTCTTTTGTAATCATTGTATTCTGATTAGCAATAGCATTTAAGATGCTAGTTGTATCACGTTCTGCTTGATTTTGAAGTGTATTAGTTTGCTGACAAATAGCAAGATTCTGATCACCCTTAGCTTCTGCAAGCTGTAAACGAACATTAGCATCATGCTGAGCAAGTTGGAATTGAGCAGCATTAGCATTACGAGCAGCTTCAGCTTGTAATGTAGCAGTCTGATTAGCAGTGGCAAGACGATTCTCACAGCAGCACTCACAAAGCTGACGACCAAGAGTAGCATTACCATTCTGAACTTCATTAATAACTTGAAGAGCAGTAAGACCAAAGCGTTCCCCGATAGAAGAAAGCTTAGCATTTGCATCAGCAAGTCCAGCTTTAACAAAATCAACACTGCTATTTGTAATCTGAGCAAGCTGTGCAATAGCATCAGCACGACCATTAAGAGCCTGGAGAATCAAATCACGACCTTGGATGTTAGTAAGTTGATTAGAAATAAAGCCAGTACCTGCAACATCAGCAGCTGCAGCAGCTCCATTTCCACCCCAACCTCCAAATCCTCCCCAACCATTTCCAAACATACTAAGGAAAGGAAGAATAAAAGGATACATAAACATCATCCACATCGGATTGTTCATACCACCGCCCCAACCATTATTAGCATTAAGGGCAGCAATAGTAGCATAATCAGCAATGTTACCACGTCCAGATTGTGAATCTGGAAAAACATAAACACCTTCTTGTGCCATAGTTTCATTTGTTTAAATTTAATTAATAAAAAGTTTAACTTAATCTCTAAATGTACATTTAAGATATTGCAAAGTTAAACCAAAAGGAAGACAATTTAAACAAATGCTAAAACAAAAATAAAACCGCTAACTTTTAATCAGTTAGCGGTTAAAAGGATTGCTAATTTCGTCCTTATACCAATAGAGTTCGTTAAATCCTTTTCGTTTCTTTCCTTTAGGAATAAAACCATTTCTAATCCAATTATCAAATGTAGCTCTCGAAACATTTAGATAATCACAAGCTTGTTCTTTACTTAAAGGTTCATGAGCAAGAATAGTAAACAATTGAGAAGATTCTTCTTTAGTTAGTTCACATTTATCTTCTTCAATTTTAGTTGCTACTTCTCTTAATAGTTTTATTATTAACTTCTTTAGCATTGTGTTTTAGTTTTAAATAAACAGTTAAAAATAAAGTGACACCAAATAAAATACTATTAATAGTTAGATATAGTTTATTAGTTGGCATAATATAAAATTTGTAATCTACCCAAGCAAATATTTCACTTATAGTAATATAATGTAGAAACATTCTATGATAGTTACAAAAACCAAAAGCATAAGAAGATACATAAAAGAATATAATAGGGAGTACTGACATACCCCCTATTAAACTAAAGAGTTCAATATTAATACATATAGTAGTTAGAACTACATTTATAAAATAAAGAACAGCAATAAGAACTGGTATTCTTTTTAATAAATATAATTCTAACTTGTATAAGTATTTATTTAGTTTTACCTCCTTCACCATAACGTCTTCTATTTCCATTATATCCAGCTGGAGGGGACATACGATAATCACTCTTTTTAGAAGTTGATTTAGTTGTTGATTTAGTTTTAGCCATAATTATTCATTTAAATAAATTGTTATCTATTTTATTACTTATTAAATTAGCAAGTATGTTTCTTAGAAAATCGTTGTTATTTTCTTCATTAGCTTTAGAATCAATAAAATTGATATAAGCTATTATTTCTTTTAACATTCGATTGTTATCTCTAAGAAGAAAAAGAATTTCATCTTCTTTACTTGCAAAATTATTCATAGTTTTATACTTTGTGTTCTATTTGCACATTAGCCACCTAACGCAACTATAAGTTGAGCTAGTTTCTCAGCAAGTATATGTAAACCTGTATCAGTGAGATGCACCCTGTCACTATTCAGAATTGTAGATGGTAGTAATCCTTGATTCATATACTCAATATCCGTAGAAGTTGGAGTCATACCATACTCATACATTAGGCTTGTCGCTCCATATACCCGCCAATTAAAAAATCTATTAGTAAACGCATTGAGAAGTGCAGTGTCTAACGATGTGTTAACTTCTGTGTGAGGATTAATTACAATTATATTGCTTGTGTTTACATAACGCTCAATCGCTTTTATACTTTCAACAAACGTTGACACATCACCAACTCCTCCGTTTGTTCCAGCCCATACAATGACCCATTGTGGATTTCTATAGTTTGTGCTTGCTTCAAGCACAATTTGTGTACCACTTGCAACAGGAATATCATGCTCTACACTCTCAATTAGAGAGATACTTGCACTATTGTCTGAAACTTTTGTAAATGTGCATTTATGTCCAAGCACATAACAAGGGGAATATTTGGCTACATCAAAGTACGTCAAATTTGTATTAACTGAAACTGTAACACTGCTTGATGCTGATGCAGGAAGAGTAAAAGCGGCTGTTGCAATAACAGGCAGACTTCCAATCCTCTCAAAAATAGAGTTTTTCCATTGACCACCTATACCTTGATTAACAACCTCATAAGCATCTCCGAGAAAACCTTGCAGATATGTTGGATATGCTCCAGCTGTAAGAGAATCTCCATAACATATTACTTTTTTCTTCTCAGAATTTTCACTTACATTCTTCTCTATGTATATATTAATGTCACCAAGCTCATAAGAACTTGCTACAGTAGTTGCATTGCTATGGAATATTTCAAGTATAAGGTAATTGGGGTTAAATGTGACTGAATCCTTTAGGGTAACTACATTAATGCGGTTCACTCCACTAAGATTATTGAAGAGCTTTCTATCTGTTGTCACACTTAGATTATTTGAACTCGCCAATGTCCAGCTCCTGAAACAATATTTACTATCGACTGAAATATATTTCCAATCATTTGAATCAGAAAGAGGAATTACAAAACTTATTCCTCCATTCTCTATATTAGATACAAATGAACCAGCTGTAGTTCTATAGTCCCAACCACCAAATACGATTGTTGGAGTTAAAATATCATAGATACTATATTTCCCATCAATAGCAGAAAGTCTAAGCGAGTTCTGATGAATTGTGTCATTAAGTTTGCTAACAACAGAGTTTTTTCTGTTAATCTTTCTCGCATTACCGATATTTATTGCGTTTGACGCAATATACAATTTAGCTCCACCTTTAGGAACATATACTGTAAAAGTTCCAACAGTGTTGTTTCTCTTACATATCAGCTTGTTATCTCTATCAAGAATTGCGAATGTAGTGAAAGTGTTATATCCTGTAATCCCAGACACTACAAAAACATCACCTTCTTCACATTCTATAATCTTTGACCAGCCAGAAGTGTCATATGTTTCTTCTATTGTATCTCCTATGGCACACTGACCATAATCAAGCCCTGGTATATGACCTATCCTATCAATAGGAATTATAGTATCATCAGATAATAGATGATTAATACATTCTGCATTGTCTACAATAGTATCATGCTCTGATTTAGGCTGCATCTTAAAAACGGAGTGATTTGCACCTGCAACCACCATATAACCATCATCCTCTATGTTTACATAAGTAGTGTTTAAATCTCCACCTGCCACAGAAAACATTGTAGTAACTTTATTACCAACAACAGGTATAGTACTCTTTTTAATATAGCTAACACTGAAAGTTCCACTTGTGTTACTCCGTCTGACAACTTTGTACTTATCACCTAAATGAACTTGATAAAAGTACGTTCTGACTGTAGATATGGATTTAATGACACCAGTTGCAGTATCAACATAAGCGGCAATAGAAGATGCTCCGTCGTTAGGTAGAAGCACATAATCATATAGATTATCATCAGCAGTCTTTTCATCTCTTACATATTCAGCAATTTCACCACACTCCTTATACATCCTAAAATATTTAAAATTATTAGAGGATATAGTCATCTTAACCGCACCAGCCGGAACTTCATAAACATAATCCTTAAGAACTAACGTCTTAACGACACCACACACTTTATTACTTGAATTTCCAACAACAATAGGCCAGTAATAATTTGAATTGCTTGTAACCCATACATGATAACGTTCACCAGCCTTAACATCAATAGTTATGTGGCTTATATCATTAGATGCCTGAATTGTATTAAAATTAATGCTTGTGTTAATATTACAATTATAAACAGCTTTCACATAACCGCTAATCAAATCTTTCTGAGTGTACTCAACGGGCACACCAGCAAAACTTATATCTTCCAATACAGTGTTTTGTGATGTATATCCACTAATCAAACTTGCAATGGCTATCTCTTCATAAAGACTTGAATCACCATACATATCAGCAACACTCGCTGCACTCCAATTTGTGCCGTCATACTTGCTTGCCGTTGATGCTCCAGCAGTGTTTGTTGATGTAACTGTGACACCAGTCTCTCCTGTATCAGATGTAATAGTCAGCGTGTTTGTTCCTCCCGTAAGACAAGTAATAGTAATAGTTCCATCATCATTGTCTGTTATAGTCCAACCTGTCACACCATTATTTAATGCTGCGACAATAGCTGTTGCTACACTTACGGCTGTGCTTTCAGAATCCACTGGAATATCTTCTGTTGACACATCACCTATCGTCACACTTATATTGCCAGCTGTGGAGAATCCGCTGACATCTACTGTAAGGATATATATTGACGGTCTTCCAATGGCATAGTCACCACTGCTGTAACTACTACCACCATTATAATCTGATACTTTTTTTAGAGCCTTCCATGTCTTGCTATTAGCTGCTTTCAAATCACCTATTTTTACTATGTCGGAAGTATTCATAGCTTTCACATCTTTTGCCATCCTTACTAAGTTGCCATCAGATGTCTTTACAGCCTCATCTGCTTGATACGTCTGACCAACAGCCAAAGTACGCAGATTTCCTTTTACGTAATTCTCAATGGGTGGAAGTCCACTGAGCGATGCAATCGCATCATCTTTAGCCTCTTCAATTTCCTCAAGAGCGTCTTCTTTAGCTTGCTCCACTGTCGCAGTAGCAGCAGAGTCAGGTTCCCACGTCTCTTCAGCATCTTCCCAAGCAGTTCCATCATATCTATATATTTCAGCAGGAAATCCGTTTTCACCTAAAATAGCAGCCCAATAACCTTCAGTTATTCCTTCTGTTGGTAAATCAGTACTAGCTTTATAGATACCAGCAAACTTCTCTAATCCTTTTATTGCGTTAAATACAGCATCAGAAGAAGGAGCACCATCAGTTTTGTTTTCTTGTACAGCAGCATACAACTTTGCAATACCTTTAGTGTCTTCTGTTGCATCCGGTACATCAACATTTATAACACCTTCTTCTGTAACAGATATAGAGTCGCCAACTATAACACTCCCTAAAGTATCATGAGTGGCTATGGTATCAACAGAACTTTGTTCTAATTCTTCTATAACTTTGTCCAAAGTTTTACCTTTATGAACAACTTCACTTGAAAAAATTTTATTATGTTTCATAAGTTTATATTACAAGTTTTTTATAAAAGTTTTAATTTCATTAGCAAATTCAGCATCCGTTGGAACAAGATATTGACACTTAATTACTTTCCACATTGGTATTTCTATCAAAACATCATCACCGTGAGTAGGGTCAGTAGTATTCATTTTTACTTCTGGTTCACTGTCAATAATTAAATATACATAACTCTGTATCATGGCCTCTTCTTCATCAAAATTAAAGCCAACACCAAAATTAAATATTTTATACGACGTATAAGAAAAAACACTTGAATTAATTCCAACATCACAGATAATAGTTACATCAGCTTTTCCTATAGAAGCTAATATACAAGCTTTTACAAAATCTTCTTGGTTGTCTTGTGAAATAACTAAATTTTGATAATGACCATCAGTACCGTCACTAGTAAATGTCGCTTTAAATACATAACCAGCTTTATTACTAGAACTACCATTTAACACTTTATCCAATGTCTTACCTTCTTTGGTAAGAATTTGGTCGGCTCGACCTAAAATAGCATTTGTTTTCATAATTGTTTTTTTTTAAGTTATTAATCGTTATAGTAATACGTCAAACTGTTTGTTGTAGCATCATATTGCAACCACCAATCTCCATTAGTAATAACATTATTAGAAGCTAATTGTGTGAAATTCCAATTAGTAACATTCCAAAAGCTAAGTCCATCTTGCTTATAAAAACTAAAATATTTATTAGGATTTACATAACCAACATCAACACATTCTTGTTTCATAGCTTCACTAGACCTTAAACTTTGTGTACTAGGTACAAAGCTTTTAAGATTCTTTATTAGCTTTAGAGCATTTTTTGATAGCTTTGTCATGTAATTGATTTATATCATCTTTAACATAATTCAAACCGAATTTTTCACATATAGGTCTAAATATCCAAGACCATGTTACTGGAGCAAGAATAGCACTATTAAGTATCAATCGATTATCTACACCAAAGATAGAATAAACAATACTAACAACAATTATACTAATTATAAGAATTATTCTTTTTCTCCAAGTAGAAATCTTAAATTTAAATTTGCTTTCAGAAAGCCATTTAATAATAAGATATGTCAGAACATTTACAACGATACAAAAAGCAAAATCAAAACTAGATAATGTAGTTTCAATGGCACTAGTTATATATTCCATATTAACTTATTTGTTGTTGATACCAAGCAAGCATATCATCAAGTTTCTTTTTATAATCTCCGGTTATTCCTCCTATGTTAGTATTACCAGCAGATGCTACAGCAGCTCTTAATATCAATCTACCATAATCATCAAAACCAAAAGAATCTGAATTGCAACTCAAAGAAATAGTCCATTTTCCATTAGGGTCACCAGTTGAAGGATTAAGTTCAGGTTGTAAGTAAACTCCTTGACCCTTACGAACATATTGAAATCCCCAATAAGTTTCGTCATAATAAGCTAAAGGATTATACAAAGAATCTACTTTTTCTTTATCACTAGCACTCATTAGACCAGCATAACTTTGTGTAGCTATTGGTATACTGATACCATTAATATCTATCTTTTCACCATTATTATAATATACCAAAGTGAGTTCTAATCTATCTTCATAGCTTTGGTCTATTTCTATATCTAAACTATCAAAAGATTCTTTAGTGCAAATTTTATTTATATTAGGTATAGCTGTAGCTAATATAACACCCCAGTTTAAAGATTCTAGTCGAATTAAAACATTACCTTCGTTTTGTCTATTGCCAATAATATATGTACCAGCTTCAGGAATTTCAACAGTTTCGTCGTTATAATGTCTAACATATAAATCAGTAATAGCATACGGATCATGTTCTTCTGAACCTCCACCAGAACTATTAGCATTAATAGCTATAGGTTGCCAATAATCAGCATTGCTTAATGACACTGCTTTAGGAACAGGTTTTTTAGAAATATAACTTCGTATATTATCACTGTCTCCAGTATATACTATACAAAGTCTGTCATAAGCTTTATTAATATCATGCTTGCCATTACAAGTAATAGATACTTTTCCTAAATATTCTTTAACTAAGTTCATAATACAACGTTTCTTCTTTAACTTCTGTCTCACCATTATAAACAACAGCAACAACAAAAGTATGTTCACCAACTTCAATATCAGTAACATCTTCAAATTTTACTACAGGCTCTCCGTCAAATGTATAACTTATAGCTGCATCATTGTAATTTATTTCTTCTCCATTATAAGATACAAACAAATTACAACAAGCTACGACTTTGTCATCTGTATGTTTATGATAATAAGGAGTAAATTCTACATACAAACCATGTGGAGAACCAGTTGTTTCTAAATCAGATTCGCTAAGTTCAAAATGTTGATTAAATCCATCTCCAAACTTATGAGCATAAAGTTCTCCATCTTCAGCATCGATCTCAAACTTTACTGTTTCTCCACAAGTAATGTAAGATTTAATCATTCCATTTTCATCTATAGGGAAGGTAAATTCTATTTCACCTTGAGTACCATTATAAATTTGACAAACTTTAGCTTCAACATATTTAATTAAAGTTTCAGCAAGTTTTGTCTTTCCTAGCTTTCTAGCAGCAACCGCTGCATTAAACATATTAAAACAATCAATAACGTTGCTATTTCTATCTTTGCAAGATGCTTTACAATCTTTAAGCATATCTTCACCATAGTCAGCAAGCATTACCATTATTTTATGATATACACAAACATATTCTTTTGGAATAGTTATATATACATATTCAGGATTTATTTCAGTTCGAGCACTCATAAACTTATTACTTTGTTAAAAAGATTATCTAACTTGTCTTGTTGCTCTTCTGATAGTATATTTATATTTTGATAAGCATGAATTAGAATGCCAGACCATTTAAGAATTGTGTCTTTATTCTTATTTGGAACATAGCCCTCATTTGTCAATGCTACAATACAATCAGAAATACTTACCACCCTTTTTTCTAAGGTGGCAAGTATTTCCTCTTTTAAACTATCTTTATACAACATAAACGTTATGTGTTAAAAATTTTGTTATTTACGTACGTGGAATACTCGCTAATACATATACCGAGTCTACTGTTAATTTGAGTGATTCTAGTAATAGAATCTTGTTCATCATAAACAATAGCTATTATGTTATCTGCAACTTCTCTAATCCAATCGTCTTTAAGTTTAGTTGCTACATTTGTTTCTTTTACCTCATAAGCAGAAAGGGTTGAATAAAGTTTGTAGTACTCAGTACTAACAAGTTTATTTATATTTCCTGTGATTAAAGATTTATTTTTGTCAATATTATTATGAGCTATCACATTTGTACATTCTTGTACTATTTTATAAGCAAAAGCTTTAAATGCTAACTCTATTGCATTTTCACATTGACGTATTTCTTTTCTTTCGGCATCTTGTAAAGTTTTATCTAGAACACCATTTAGTTTTACTATATTAGTAGTGTTTTCTTTTATGGCATTAGCCATTTCAATAAGAGGTCTATTTCTATTCTTAGCTTTAAAGTAATCTATAACTTTTATAATAGACGTATAAATTATAAAAACTACACTAGAAATAATAACAGCTATATAAGATGAATTTTTTACACTTTCATTAACAATATCGTTTATTGTCTGAAAATCGTTCATAAGATTAAAAGATTGTCTACCACCCCTATAGAAGGATGGTAGACTATAATAACTTACTCATTAGAGTCACTTTCACTAGATAAACCTAATATTGTTTCAATAGTTTCTCTAGCAGCTGAATCTTCAGGAACACAAATGTGAACAAGTTGACTAACACGTTCATCTCGAGTTTTAGAAGCTTTACGACCTACTGCAAAACGAAGAGTATAAACATAATAGTCTGTATCTTCTACAGTTTCTGGATAGCCAGGATAAATAGTAGGACCATCTTCATAAACATCGTTGAATCCTTTACCTGCTGCACAACGAGAAGCAAGGTCTTGAATATAAGCCTTATCTCCAAAAGCTTTACAAGCAGGAGTTTCACTGTCAAGTTCAACACCAGTAAGACCATCAGAAGGAATAACTCGGAATGCGTCACTTTCATTATTACCTGCAAAACTAATAGTAGCACCTGAAATCTGCAAACTCATATCAAGTTGTTCAAATTGATTCTTACTAGTAAGTTGCTCATACAAATCTTGAGCAAGTTCTTCAGCAGTCATTTCACTATTAATAGGAATAAACGTAGTAACTGTATAATTAGTACGCTCATTGAAATGCTTTCCTAATTTTGCAATTACGATTGTATAATTCTCATTTGCTGTAGGTGTAGGAATAGTAAGAGAAGCGGCATAATTAACACCTGCTTTAGGTTCTGCTTTAGTTACCTGCAAAGTATGATAATCTACCTCAGGAATAATAAGCGGAGTAGCGTTATCTCCACGACCTAAAACGATAGCAAAATCTTCCTTAATCTCGGCACTTGCCCAAGCAGAAGGGTCACTCAGCTTATAAAATCCGATACCACCCTTCTTCATACCAGTAAGATTCTTAGGTGAAGCAGCCGCACCATTAAGAGCAACTGTGCTATCTACAATAAGTACTTGTTTCATATTATTAAATTAATTAAAAGTTATTAATCTCTATCAGCTCGGGGATTTTGTCCATATCCCTCGTTTCTGTAATTATTTCTCGTATTCTCTCGTTGTTGTTGTTGTTCTTGTTGCTGACTAGCATATAAAGAACCATTAACTGCAACACGATACAAATCAACAGCATGTTTAACAATATCAACGTGCATGCTTTCAGGAAGATCACAATCTACATTTAATTCTTCACTAGCAATATCTTCTACATATTTAACAACTGCAGGTTTCTTAACATAAGAAATACGAATGTTATAAGGAAGAAGATTATAGTCGAGCATATAAGAATCATCATGTCCTTGCGCCGCATAATTTTTAAACTTGTCAATATACAAATCTAAAACAGAACCATCATAATCTTGTCTATCACTTGTTTTACTGTTATATACAACAGCTATAGGACTTCTAAGTCTAGGCTTTAACACAAAATCATTTAGTGTATCTGCAAGAAATGCATCATCTATAAGTCTAATAGGAAAATAATTTGTTACTTCTCCATCTTCATCATACTCTACTGTGGCATTTCCATTTACTCCTCTAGTTGCAGGTTTGTAATTTATAGACATATCAACTAAAAATAAATAATCTGGAATAGATACTTTAGTATAAGAAGAACCAGGTGAAGTCCAAGCAGTACTAAGTTTACCTATTTTTGTTTCAGATTTATTAAGTTGAAACATTGCCCAAGTTATAGAACCTACTTCAGTAGGAAGTGTAGGAAGAACAGCTACAGTATAAAGAGTTCTGAAAGCATTGATTTGACCAATTTTAGAATTATCAGTAATAACTCTATCGTTGGTCAAACCAATATTTTGTTGAATTAGCTGATTGATAGTATCACTGATGCTCGTATTTATCAATAGGTCAATCTGTTCGGGAAGAATAGCTCGAACATTTTGCATACCCATTTGTTGAGCATACTGACGAAAAGATACGTGCATTTCAGCTATGTTCATAATTACGAGTATTAAAAGATTTTAAGTTTATTTTCGTAAGCAGTACGAACATCTTTATTATTAGGATTCTCAAACCATGCAATAGCATCGTTCATATTAGCACCAATAAATGTTCCATCTGCCGTACTAATTTGCTGATTAAACTCAGAACGTACAAGTTCACCACGAGCAATTAATGTTTCAATGAAAGCTCTAACATTAATATGTTTATCAGTAAGAAGCTTATTAAATTTATCAGGATTAGTATTGATATATTCCATCATAATAGCTTCTTTCTGAGTTCTGTCTTTAAGAATAGCTTGACCAATGTTATCACCACGTAAAGAAGAAATCTGAACAAACACAGCATTGAATTTAGCGTCAGTTCCACCAAGTTCAATAAAGTTCTGCATTGCCTTCATCTTTTCCTTTGTGAGCTTTCTCTGCTTCTCTTCTTCTTTAGCTACATCTTTAATATAGAAACGAAGACTAGAATCAGAATTAATCAAAGCTGTATCTTTAGCAACATCATTATATAATAGACAATGTCTATACATAAGATATTCTTCAAGATTCTCAGGACGTCCATACTTATGTTTAGAACTCTCCAAAGTATTAAGAGCATCTATCTTACGTTTCAAAGCTTCTTTAATTGCTGCAATATTTGCTCTATCAACTTTTTCATACTCATCATTAATTCTATCTTCTTCAGCTTTTACTTTTAGATAATCAGCCTTTTTACGATAGATAAATGTGGTATTCAGATTGTAATCATTCTCACTAATAGTAAACTGAATGTTACTGAGCCAAGACTTAACTCTACTAATAAACTCTGGATTACTAGGTGATAGACCTATAAGAGCAGGAAAGTAAGCATTTACCTCTTCAGAATTAGAAGAAAGAATTTGACAAGAACGATAAGAAGAACCAATAGTTTCTTTACGATGTCCAAGAACTTTCATATTAACTTTACGATAATTTGAATAGTTATGAACAAGACTAATAGTAACTTGTCGTTTATCAATGTATTCTTGGTTGAGAGAATCATCCATTTCTTCTACAGGGGTGCTAGTCTTTGTAGTAGGCTCTTGAACTTTATTCTCGTCACTAGTTTCATTAGAAATTTTAAGTGCCATGTTCGATTTGTTTTAAGTTTATTAATTAGAGTACGCACTTGAGGTGCATCATCTTTGTAGCATTATTCACTTGAAGACCATAAGTATTCTTAATCTCATACCTAGACATATCAATCTCAGTAGCAATACTATTAGTCGGAACACCACCCCAAGATGGAGGAATAGGAGTAAGACCTTTAAGCACACCACTAAGATAAACTTGTCCCTTCAGACGAACCTTACGAATATTACGAGTTCCCTCATAAGTACTCATATCAAGCAAGAAGCACTGGTGAGAACTCATAGGAAGTCCTGTACGAGGATGAATATTACCGTTAGACTTATCATTCTCTGCAATAGTTCCCTGGTCAAGAAGAGGAAGATGCTTAACTGTAATAACATGATTATCAACAGTCTTATAACGACGGAAATACTTTCCATAAGAAAGACCACCTTCGAAATCTTCAATCATCTTATCTCCAAGAGGAGTAGCAAAACCTTCACTACGAGCATCATTACGCATAGCCATATCAAAGTCTTGCATGAATCCTTTACCACCCATAAGAACTACTTCCATAGTGCCAGTATCAGTGTCCTTATTAAGAATGTCACCGATAGTACGCTCAATCTTATTAAGTGTAAGATACTCACCATAAGTATCATAGTTAGACTCAGAACAAATCTGACGCATACCAGCGGTATGAGGAATAGGCTGACCATTATCAGGGTCAATAAGCGTAACTTCTCCATTTACATTTCTATTGTATTCAGCAAGCCACAGACGCTCTTCATCCATGATACGCATCTGAATATCATGTTGACGTTGCTCTTCATTAATCCAAAGATTGGTTGTACCACCACCCTTTGTCTTAAACTGATAAGTAACAATAACATTAGAAATATTACCTGCAATCTCCCAACTATAACGGTGATACTCAAGTTGAGAAGTCATCTTACCAGGACCCATACTATTCATACGGTTACCCTTAGAATAAGAAGCACTAATTGTAGGAGCAGTCATACTCCAATATTTACCAACACCAAGTTGAGCAGGGTCAACAAAAGCATTAGGATTAGGATTAGTAAGTTTGAGTCGATAAACAAAACCTCCATGAGGACCCTCACCAAGGTCTTTCATAATACGAACTTGAGTAATACCATCAGGAGCAATCAAACCATACTGTTCAATAAGCCAGTGAGTAGCAAACTCAACATCAAACATAGCACCACCTTGTCCTGGAGTAGTATTAGCTGTATCAAAGAAAATAACATAATCGTTGTACCTAGAACGACCCATAGTCTTCCAAGTCCAAGTTTCAGTTGCAATGTCTACAGTACCAGCACTACCTTGACCTTCTGTCAAAAATGTAAGAGGAAATCTATCATCATCCATACCATAGGTATAGGTCAGAGTATTATTAATTTCCTCTGGATGAGTAAGCATAAGATGAGCAATAGTTTCCTCATTGGAATACCCACGGTCATCAAAGTTACCGCGAGATACTTCTCTAAGTTTGTACATACGTTCAAATTATAAGTTAAACAATTAGAAAATAATATCGTCGTAACTAACTTTGCTCTTTTTCTTGTTTACTTTAATAGTCTTAGCATTGCGCTGTTCTTTAGACTTTACAATAAGTTTACGAACGTTACTTTCATTAATAGCCATATCAACAAGGTCTTTATAAGTACCACCCGTAAATGTAAGCCAAGCATCGAGAAGAGTTCTATTCATTTCCTCTTCATCAGTTAGTTGATTCAAATCATTTTGATAAGCAGTTATTGGATTTCCATCTGGTCCTTGATAAGCAGGTCTTGAAAGATAATTAAAGAAATCATTAAGATTATAAGTATATTTCTTACCATCAACTTCTTTAACTATATTCTCAGGAAGTTCATAAGCTCCAAGTTTACGATTACTAATAGCTTTAGCAACTCGATTCCAATAGTCATTCAAGTCTTGTTGTTCTTGCTGTCTACGCATTTCAGCTTCTTGTTGCATCTGTTGCATAAAAGCAACATCTTTTTTAACTAAAGCATCAAGTTGATTCTTAGCTTCATCATAAAGAGCACCAGTGGATTTAAGATACTTAATATAGTTATCATTAACGTTTGGATTATTAAACTCTCGACCTGCCATACGAATAACAGCTTCTAGCTGAGCTTCATTATTTTGGTCAAGTTGAATTCCTCTACGATCTGGAATATTTCCAAATCCTCTAGGATCTCCATTATTAAGTTCAAGATAATCTACAAACTGTTTAAGTACTGGTATATCAGTAAATAACTTATTTACTGCTCCAAGTTCAGCATTTCGTAATTGAGAAGATACAGCCGCTTTAACATAATTTGCAACTCCAGCAGGGTCATTAGTAAATTCAACAGGTTGTCCATTCTCATCAAGGACATCAAATCCTACTGCTGCACGAACATTGTCAATAGAAAACTCATTGGGGTCAGCTTCAGCACTTTCTGTGTTATTTTCTGCTAACCAAGCTTTAACTTCATCAGCTTTCTTAAACACATTTCCTTGTGCATCTACAATGTCACCATTTTCAGCAACTGTATAACTATTTCCATCAAACTCAATTTCTGTTCCAGCTTCTAATGCGTCATCGGTATCATTAGTTTGTTTTTCATCAGGATTATTATTGGTATTGTCTTTACCAGTAACGTCATCCGTAGTTGGAGCATTTAACGAAGTAGTATCTTCTTGATTAACTACATTGTTAGTATCAGGCGTTTGTGCATTAGCTGGTTGTTGTACATCCATTGCACTACCTTCAAAATCAATAGCTTGTTCATCCATGATTTAATGATTTGTTTTAATATTATTACTATCTTAATTAGTTTATGCAAAAATAAGTATTTTATTTGTAATTGCAAAACGTTTTAAGATTTATTAGTAATAAAATCATTTGTGTTAATATTACGTTAAATACAAGATTTAATATTACTGCGAACATAAACATCATCATTTTTAATATTACTGCTGACACATATCGAGCCAGTGACAACGGTCTAAAATCGACTGCTATTTGCGTCAGCGATAAGCCGTATTACACATTATTATATTATATATAGGATTATTCAGCAACCATTTTATATCGCTTTAAATCGTATTTAAATATATAAAATAAAATTAGACCTGTCTATCATTAAGATAAACAGGTCTTGCAATTTGGAAATGTACAAAAGTTATATAATAATGAGTAGGAAAGCTATTTCTATTCCAACAAAACCACCTATAACAGTTGCTATAGCATCTTTAAAATCAACTGTTCCTTTATGGTTTTTATCGTATTGTTCTTTAGCTAGCCCTAATAAGAAGACGATGCTTAATGTTAGCACCCCGTTAGAGAGTATGTTTGACAACCACAGATTGTTTACTCCCATTATAACACTACCTAGAATAAGTCCTACAATAAAATGTAATAGTTTATCAGCAGGAATACGTTTAATTAGTTCTAATAATTTTTTCATTTGTCATATCTATTTTTATTAGTTTTGGCAATTTTTAAATCATTAGCCATTTGTTCACGTTTAACTTGTCTATCAGCAGCTTTAGAATATACATCAGCATTTAATTTTTCTCTATCAAGAGCAAGTTTATTTTGTTCATTAAGCATTCTATTATTTTCTGCTTGTTCTTGAAGTCTAAATTTTTCTGCATCATTATTAACAGGTTGATTCATCATAGCCATTTGAGCGTCAATGCCTTTCATATCAACTTGATAACCAAGTTCCATGGCTTTTGTTTTTCTATCTTCTTCACCCTTAGCTTGAATCTTAACAATCTCATTTTGTAACTTTTGTTGCTCTAACATTTGATCAGCTTGTTTCATCTGGTCTTCATGCTGGCGTTTCATGTTCATAAACTGATTAATTAAGTCTTTTGCTTGAGTAACATTGTTAGAAGTAATAGCTGCAAGTGCCATATCAAGGTCACCATTTTGTGCAGCACTAAATGCCCATTGTTGAAGTTGTTTAAACTTCTCTAACTCCTTTTGGTCATTCTTTACATAAACTGTATAATCAGCTCTGCAGAAACTATTAACATCAAGACTAATATAACGCCTGTTATATTCTTCATCAGTAAAAGAATCTTGAAGACCATCTACATATGCAAGTTTAGCAAAGTCCATATCACGTTGATAATCTCTACGACGAAACTCATCAAACATTGTTACAATAATAACACTACCCATAGAGGAACGTGCAATAGCTTCTTGTGTAACATTAGCACCAGCAGACTGAGCAATTTCACCATATCGTTGACTATTCATATCAACCATTTCACGAGCTTCAAGTTTAATAGCTTCCATAAGATTAGTAAGCTGAGTAACATAATCTCCCATACTAGCATTAAGCATTCTTATGTTAGCCATCTTTTGGCTGTTAGCATCTTCGGTATCATCAACAATAAGAACTCCATCAGCTGCCATTTTATATATCTTATCTTCAGTATCACTAGCAAGCAATGATTCAGGAAGAAGTAGAATAAGCATTTTGTTTTTAGCAATAACCATTTCACGATGATATGAAATAATATTACGAAGAATCTGATAAGGAGTTACAAGTTCTATAATGCTAAATTTACCCATAAAAGGTAGTATTTCCATCAAACCGTTATAAGGAAGTTTGCCATCACGTTGATAATTAATAGGTCTTGCTTTAATAGGATATATAGCACTATACCTATTACCAATACGGTATCCTTCATATACTTGTGGTTCATATCCCCATTCAATAGAAATCTCTCCAGCTTCAGGATTAAGTTTGTAACCTTCATCTACAATCCTAGTAGCTTGCATTCCTAATTCATTTATGTAAGTAAGAATACCTTGTCTTGCTTCACCTCTCCAAACAACATGCCATACTTCATAAAGATTATTATTAGAATCAGCTACATCAATGCCATGATGTCTAAACATCTCTCTATCTTCTTTTGTAAACTTCTCACAACAATCAGGATAATATTCAAAATATTGACTATACATAAGACGAGGTCTAGTACCAGGACCAGCATAGTTAGCATAGTATTTATCTAAATATTCTCTATCATTTTTTGTAAGAACTTCATCAAACATATCTAGAATTTGTGGATAAGATAACCACATTCGTCTAGCAAACATATCATGGTCTTCAACAAAGAAGTTTTCATTAGGAATAGGAAAAGCTTCTATAACAGGAACATGCTCTTTAATAAGTTTTTCTCCTCGAACATCACAATAACTATAACATTCTCCTAATGTACAAAAATCAAAAAATGCCCCTAGATAATTAATGCTATCATCAGTAGTAGCACGAATGAAATCTAAAACATCTTGTGCTTGCTTTGTTTCAGTATCAACATAATTAGCATTAAAATCCTTCATAAATTGTTCAGGGTCAGGCATATTTTGTTGAGGGTCAATTTGACTAGGATCTTGACCTTGTTGTTCTGCTTGTTGTTGAGCTTGTTGTTGAGCTTGCATAACTGCTTGTTGAAAAGCTTGCATAGCTTTAGTTGAAATCTCTTGTCCAAGCTTTGCATTACGTTTAGCAATAAGTTCTGGACTACTAGCAGTAACAGTGAAATCATGAATACCTTTATGATACTCTGATACATAACGTCTAACAATATCAGACATTATATCGAGATTACGCATAGTAGCAGGAAATCTCATATAACGTTCTTGAGCACTATTATAAGGATTCAAAGTTTTCTTATAAAATTCATTAGGAATATCACCTTGAAGAATACCTAATTTAATTTCAGTATCAGTTCTGTCATTGCAATTAAGACCTTCTTCAATTATGTAGTCAATACAATTAGCATACCATTCAGCTTTTTGCTTGACTCCAGCACCAACTCGTTGCTGAGGAAATTGAGTACTTCTTGTATACATATTAATATAATTTAAAACCAGGCTCTATGTAATATATTATTTTTCTCATCTATAACTTTTTTTCTATGTGCAAGTTCTTTAGCTGCTTCAACATCTGTAAGTTTCCATTGAATAGCTCTAATAATCATTTCTGAAACACGGTCAAAGTTACCTATACTATTCCATTTTTTAAGTTCAAGAATAGACTGATAATCATATATAGTTTGAAACAATCTTTTAGAATTTCCTAATTCGTCTTTACCAACTTCAGAATATAGCATTTCTTTAAGAAGTCGAAGACCTTCAAGTTTCTTAGCATCAGTACCCATATTGATACCATAAGTAGAAGTAACTTTACCTTTTAATGTAGTATCCCATATTTGTACAGGGTCACGCATAAGATACTTTGTAGCTTTCCACTTAGTGAAATTACTAACAGTTTCACCTCGGTTAATCTCTACTCCTACTGTGCCAATACAATTATAATATTTAGCAAGTAATAAACATACTCTATCAGCTTCTTCTAGTTTTTCAGGTCTACCATAATATGCTGCAACTAAAGCTGTTCTAAAACCATTGTACGGTGTAGGATTCATCCAAACCTTAATACTATTATGAGAATGTTTATTAGTAATAAGTTTATTCTCTTTATTTACACCTACAGGGTCATAACTAATACTATATAATCCTCTAGGTATATCATTTATCATTTCTCCCTTTTCATTACGATGAACATATTTGGTAGGATTAAACCATTTGCGAATACAACCATGTGGATGCTCATGTCCTTTTCTAGGAACTCCTTCTATCCAATCCCAGTAATCTACATTATGTTTTCCACCTTCAGCTTCTATTCTAGCATTAGTTCTAAATTCTACTTTACCTTCTTTTTCAAACAACCATCCATCAACATAAAACTTAAATACATTATCTGTTCTAAGTCGTTCTTCCCACATCATAAGTTCTTCACTACTAAATAAGTTTTCAGTAGTAGAACTAAATGATTCAGCAGGCATATTAGCATATTGACCAAGATAATTAATATATTCAGCAAAAGTTTTAGAATCTTTTTTCTTTGCTTGTCGTTCTTTATATGCTACTCTAAGACCAACTTCTATATCAGAATTGCCATCTTCATCCATAGCTAGTCTATCTCCATCTTGACCTTGAAGACCCCAACAATAAGGTTTAAAATATCCACAAACTTCATTTCTACAATCTTTATCCCAAACATTCTCAAAAGGCATACAATGATAAGATGTAGGGGAATAAAAGTTTTGTTCAAAGGTTTGCATATTACCTGCAGTAGCAGTACCCCAAGCAATTAGATTACCAGTAACATAAGCACCTGTACGCATAGCAGGTTCTGTAACAGCCATGAATTCATCAAAGTTATCCATAGTAGAAACTTCCTCTACTTTAACTTTCATAGCATCCTTACCAATAGCACAGTTAGGATTATTCATTGCTGATACAGAAAATAACGCACTATTCCAAGATTTAGGAGATACAATACCATTAGGAAGTTTAAAACCTAACGTAAAGTTTTCTTTGTCTGTAGAAAGAATACCTCGTTTAAAAAATGTTTGAGTTTCATAAAAACGAAGGTTGTTAAGGGTGAAATCAGTAAGTCCACCCTTAACAACTAAATACTTTTTATCTACAGCCACATGAATCTCAACTTTACGAGAATTGAGATTTATATCATTAGCACTATCGGAAGCCATAATATAAGAAAATCCTCCACGTCTAGTTTTATCTATTATTAGGTGAAAACCATTACGTTGAGCAAATTCCATAATATGCCACGTCCAAAATTGTGCATCTATAAACTTACTAAAATCATAATGTTTTTTACCAACACTAGCTTTATCGGAAAACTTTGTACTTTTAGTATCAAGCTGTTCAATCATAGTATAATTGAGAAAATTATAATGACCTCCAGTGATTCTAATATCATGTACTTTTCCATTTCTCCACAAGCATGGTGCTGAAAATCCATGACGTCTTCTATATTCTTCTCTTTTTCTTAATTGACGATGTGGAATACTATCAACTCTATAAGTTGTGTATGTTTTATTTTTACGATAAAAATCAGCCATTTCAGTGAATAGATGAGTATTAACAAATCTATCACCCTCTTGAATGTTAAGTAAAAAACCACCACTATCGCCAATTAAGAATAAATCATCAGGGTCATCATACCCTTCATCCTTAGCATGGCGATAGTGAGATTTATCTTCCTTAATATAATTAAGAAAAGGATAATTTTTAATATAGTCAGTTAAACTGTCCATTATAAAATTAAACTTAAAATCATTAACACAACAGATGTTCCAGCGATACCTTTATAAACCTTATTTCTATTATTAAGTTTTGCAATCTTTTTATTCTGTTCTTCTATAACTTTATTAGAATGATCAACTACAATCTTATAAGTATCAACTTCTTTATCGTAAAGTTTAATAACTGAATTAAGACTGTCATTTATAACTTTTTGATATTTAAGTTCAATCATTTTAGCATTAGCTAGTCTTAATTCATCATAACTAACTAAAACAGAATCTGAAGATACTAGCCCCCCGTTAGAAGGAACTTGTGCATTACTCCCGCACCAACTCCCTAAACAACTCCAAAGTACTATCGTTACTAAGAGTTTTAACTTTTTCAATCGTATCATGTTTTTCACTATCTAATTTATTAACATCTTTTTGTATTTCTTTAATAGCTTCGTTGAGTGAATCAATTTTATTAATTTCCTCTACAGGGGAGGTAATAGGCTTATATTCATCATTAAAGCATTTAATAATACAAGAAAAAGCAAAAGTTACTATCAATGCAACAATAACAAATGCTGAGAAATAAAAACATCCGTCTTTCATTTCTAAATCTCTTATATCATCGTCATATCTCATAGGTCTTGTTCTCTAATTAAAGTATAAGTAAAAGAATTACCATATAGACTTCTTTGTTTTTCACAAAGACGAATAAAAGAATTAAATTGAACAGGGTCTTGGAATACTTGACAACCAGCAGAATAATTATTTATTCTTGGACTAGCATAATAAGGATTAGCTCTATGTATGTTTATTCCAAAAAACCCTTTGTCTATTTTGTCAGGAGCGTAATCATATACAGCATCTTTATTACCATCTCTATAAACTTTTACTATCTTTCTTTGACAAAGTGCTTTATATTTTCCTTTATGTAGACCTAATTGCCAAGCACCTTTATATTGTCCAGGAGCAAGAATTGCTGTGCCTTTACGATTACCTAAATGTTTAACCATATAATAAGCACCTGGGTCAGTAGTGATATTATAGATTTGTTTCTTTATCGTGTTTCCTATTTTATATTCAACTACAAGGTAGTCGTCAAATAAATCAGTAACTTTATTATCATTATCTGAACGAATACCAATTATATTTAAATTATAATCACCTGCTGTAAAATAAGAATAACCGAGCTTTAAAAATAATTTTTCAAAATCGCAGGATTGTATTTTATTTCGTAATGTCAAATTCATCATCAAATAAATTTAATTGTTTAGTAGTATTAAGTTTACCTTGAAGAACAGTAAGTCTGTCATTTAGTATGTCAATACATTCTTTCTTCAAATAATTAATTCTATGCCATGTAGCTTTATCCTCCCCGTTAGGATCAACGTGATAACCATCAATATCACGAAATGGTTGACCATATTGATTAAGTATAAAAGGGGTAGCAATATGACAAAGTCCTAGACCTACACACGGTATATTAAGTATATTCTCAGTAAGTACAGCATAAAGACTAAGCTGAAGAGAATAGTGACTACCATTACAATCTTCAAGATGATTAAGAGGTGGGAGCATTTTATCTCCTTTATAAACCCAATCATTAGTTAATTGATTTGGTACTACAGTTTTATCTTTCTTATAATATCCATTTTCAAATTGAAGTCCTTGTCTATTGGTTTTCCAATCAAGAATAACAAAATCAGTTGCTCTAACACAAAGGATGTCAATCGTTCCAGATATAAGAAAATACGGGTCAAATACACCAATTTCAGAATAAATAGTATAACCTTTATCAGTATAATATTTAAATACTCTATATATTTCAGGATATTTATTATTAGTGGCTTCTATGAATTTATCTATATCTAGTGGAGTAGGAAGCATATCTGGAATATCTGCAACTGTAATACAACGACCATCAGTTTGTTGTAGATACTTAATAGCATCTTTAAAGCGACTAACATCTTTAATTGCAGTTTCAAGACCTTCATGCTTTTGGTTTCCACGAGAACAAGCCTCATCAGTAATCTTAGCCCACTGTCTTAATATCTCTTTTTCCGATACCCCCTGCTCCTTTGCTTTCTTTCTTGCCCAATACTTAGAATCAAACTTTGGTACATATTCATGTATAAAAGTTGTAACACTAGTATATTCATTACCTAGTGTATCAGTGTATTTATGAGGACCTTCATCAAAATACAGAAAGGTATTTTTATATCGTTCGTTCATAGTCTAAAGAGAATTATCATCTGCATCCATACTACTAAGAACTTGAGCACCACCACGAGCAAGCTCCGTTTCTTTCTCGTACATCAGATTTTGTTTAGCTTCTTCTAATTTTTTAAGAATACCTGGCAAATCACCAGCTTTTTTATTCACGCTATCAATTAGAGTAAGAATAGTAGCAGTATCTTCAAGAGTTAAGTTACTATTCATTTTTTCATTAAGCAGATTATTAATTAAAGATATACTAAGATTTATATTATGAATACCTTGCATGATATTTTCTACAACACGACCAGCTTCAGTAATATTTTCTTCATAATATCTTCTAATTAAATGTAATACTAGTTTATCAGGAATATAACTAGATGGCAAATCTGCTTGAGCAATAGCCATTTTTAAAGCCTCTGGGTCACTTAAACCACTTTGTCTAGCAGGAGATTTTGGATCACCAAGATAATAAATAACAATACATTCTTTAATGTACATACTTTTATCTTTAGTTTTATCTCTTGCATACAACTCTCTTATTTCTTTATCTATAAGTTGCCGAGTTGTTGGAGGCTTTGGCATACCAGTTTCATCTATAGTAATTAAACTATCAATATCTAGTTTATATTTCATACAGGAGGATTTATATCGCAGTCACTAATACAATACATATAGATTCTAGCATAAACTTCACCTTTGGTTTTACAAAGTTTTCTATACAAATGAGAATTTCTACTAGCAGTCATGCTAACTATATGTCTGTATAATCTTTCTTGTTTCTCTTTTTTACCTGCATCTACAGCAAGATTACGTCTAAAAAGAATATATTTTTCTTTTGGCATTGTTTCCTTAGCAGTAGCCAAAAGTTCTTTATTTTCTTCAGATCTAAATCTTTTAGAAACTTCTGGTATTCTAATATTCCCAATAAAAGGAATACCTGTCCATCGACCTTCTTGAAGAAAGTTACTAGCATCAAGTTCACATTGAGTAACAATAGCCATAGCAACTTCTTTATCTATGATATTTTTCTCAATGCAATCAATAATGTCAGATTTTCTAAAAACTTTAACTTCAAAACCATTAGGAAAATTAAATGTATCAGCCATAGGATTACCAATAGTTTCCTCTAACGGGGGGCTGGTACAGCGTTAGCTGTACCATTACTAGTTCTGCTAGTTCCCCTGTAGAAGAAATGTGATGAATTAATTATGCTTCTCCTTGTACATTACCAATAACATCAATGAATTGTTCAGTATATGGAGCAGATTGCGGAGTATAATAACCAATAATATCAGAGTTTGGAATTAGTTTAAACTCAACAAAACAAACATAAGCATTATTGAAATGTTGAAGGCTTCTCTGATATGTATTTTTAGCATCTAATTCCATTACCTTCATAACTTTCTCGAATGACAGTTCGTTATTAGGAACAGTACAATGGTAAGCTAAACTTAATTGAGTGTTAGAAATAATTAATTTATCCTTAATATGAATATTATTAATATATTCATTGTCGTTAGACCCTGCTTTAATAAAAATAGGCGTAACTGCCGCTTTAATATCTTTCTTTTGTGTTTTTGCAAGAATAACACTGGAAAGTTTTTCTCTATAAACAACTGCTATAAGAGAATAATAATTAGCAATTTTAACATCATTAGTGATTTTTGTTAACCATTCAGCAGGAATTTCACCAATAGAATTTGGTAAATGCAGAACTATTTCTGCATCTTTAGCATAAATAGGAAAATCTGTCATAATCTTAAAAGTTTTATTAATATTAATAGTATCTATATTTCGGACTGCATTATCTAATGTTTACCAGTCCTATTACTAAACACAAATATAAGAATAATATTTCGTATATAATATATAATAAGGTGTAAATTTGGACTGATTTAAGTATTTTTAAGATAAATGTTAAATTTTAGTTAAATATTGTTAATGGGCTTGCGTATTGTTTGGAAATGTCGTAACTTTGCAAGCAAGGGGGTGAGGGGGTGAGGGGAGTAAGGTGGAGATGGTGGAGATAATAAAGATAATAAAAGATAAATAAAAGATAATAAAGATAATTAATTTATTTTATTTTTATATTTTATTTTATTCTTTATTTTTATCTTCAAACTTATCGAGAAGCTGATACTGAAATTAGTGCTGAAATTGATGCTAAAGATGATACTAAAAGTGACATAAGAACTCCAGCTGGTAGAAATATTAATAATAGTAAAGAGAATAATAGCTTTACTAGCACCCCTGTAGAAGGAATTGATTGACATATTACTCATCCTGCTATAATTATCGCTACTTAACCTATAAAAAGATGACATATTGGTTTTAATTATACTCATTTTGCGCTTAATATACTAGTTGCTCCGTAAATTAATCGACTAGTAATTTTGGTACTTCTGTTTGTGAAAATCGAAGTACTTTTTAAATAGAAGTTTGCTTCATAATAAAACATATAATGAATTTAAATTTGGTCAAGTAGGTGAATATCTACTTAATACTATTACTGCTTGTGAAAGTCGTAATAGTTTTTAATGAATTGATTCGTTTTATTTACGATACCATATTCTTATTCATTTATTGAACGTCTTGCTTGTGAAAGTAGGACGTTTTTTTTTTGTTGAAGGTAAAAGAG